CACAAGGCTATTCGTCGGCAGCGTCAGATGTGTATAAGAGACAGCATCTGTACAAGTGTTCCACTGCGTTTAAATTCAATAAGGTTTTCTACAGACTCTTCCGCTTGAATATGCATATATCCCCCGGTCATTTCCATAGAACCTTTTAATTCAAGCAGTTTTGCTTTAATTTTGATGCCCTCGGCTGACTGGTTGATTTCTGAAATGACGCTGTCTTTTGATACTTTCAAGCTGATCTGCTTTGATGACTGCGTAATCGTACTGGACGCACTCGATGAAAGCTGCTTAAATTTCTTTATCAGAGTCCATTTGTATTTTCCACTGCTTATTCCACCATCTGGTTCGCAACCATAAAACTTTCCAGTCTTCTGATCCAAAAAACTGTGTCCAGAATAATACGAAGATGCAGGGTATGTATTTTGTGGATTCCCGAAACCACAATGTGTAACGTCATAATCTTCGGTATCCCATACTGTTAAAGAAGCACTGACTTCTGACCGTATCTTAGTTGCGGTCACCTCTATCTCTCCGGACAAATCGCCCTCTGCTTCGCTTGCTCTCGTAACTTCCGCTGTAATCTTGTCCTCATTAATTTTAATAGCTGCTGCAAGTTCAATTTCCTGTCCCTGTGCCCTTTTAACTTCTGCTGTAATACTGCTCGCATTTTGCGTGATTCTCGATGATAAACCATCCGTTGTATTTTTAACTTCTGTGCGAATTTCGGTTGCGGTCTGCGTGATCTGTGACTGCAATCCCTTCTCAACATCAGTTATCGTGCTCTGTGTCTTTTCAATGGTTCGCTCCAACACATTGCTCTTGCCTTTGAGCTTTAAAATACTTTTCTGTATTCCGTTCGCCCCGTTTGTCCGGTACTCTTCCCCATCCGCTTCCAAATCATCACGCAAAGCCTGTATACCTTTCAGGGTTCTTTTCAGAATATAGGACTCAATCAGTTCATATCTGGTCGGCAGCCGCACTGCATCCCCGACCTCAAGACACGGATTTCCTTTGCAGTCCGCTGTAAACGGGCGGTAAACAATCCCTCTGATCTTGGAAAGGATATTTTTTGCAATGCCTTTCAGTTCTTTTGTGCCTTTGCCATATACAAGAAAATTATCCTCGATCACATAGGCATTGTCTCCGGTACCCACAATCACACCGATATCATTCTTCTGCTCCCGGATCTGTAACTTATTGATTGTTTTAACAAGAAAATCTTCATACTCAGCCGTTATATATAAATCCTTCCCGATACGGTTGCTTTTCGGATCTCTTGGATACAAATTATCCGCCGGATAAAGATCATTCCTTGGATATAATCCCTGTATCTCCTGTTCCAGATAAATATAATGAAACTTCCCGTCACGCCCCATGTGCCCCATACAGCCATTGAGCTCACAAATACAGGACAACACTTCCTTGCCGCTCATAGATTCGCCTATGGTGCTCGATTCCTCTGTATCAGAACTTGTCTCACTGGATGGCGTGACTGCAACTGTTTTTTCAATAGACATGCCGTCATTAACCAGTATAATGTCAGCCTGCTCAATCCCGAAGTGCTTAAAAAAGCTGTCCCGGAATTGCTTCATTGTGACCGGATCATAAACTGTAACAGTCGTAGTTTTTCCATCTTTATCTTTCTGCTGCTCTTTATGGGATGGAAAGACAGTGTTATACCATGCTGCCACATCTGCATTTAAAATGTCATAAAGGGCATCATATGCAACCACATCACGGCACGTTCTGTCTGCCGTGGGCGTATCAGAATCAACCTTATATCGTCCGAACTGGAACGGGATATCTGCATGTCCATCAAGGGACATTCTTACCGTCATCCATCTGCCCTTCATTGGCAAAAATGTATTTGACACCGTGAATTTAATCATGGCGGCTTCGCATGATCCAAACGTCAATTCCTGTTCCGAACACAAACTTTCGGTCAATTCGAATTTTTCTTGGTGTAGCTCTGTATTTGTGATATTGATTTTTCCGTCATCAGATACGATGGATAATTGCTTATCGACCGTATCTTTTTTGAACAAGTCGCCATATTTATAATTAACCACCGTACACACCCCCTATGAAAGCAAGCCGAACTGAATTGTAATGAATTATTCCATCATATGTTCCGTATATCGTAGGCTGAAAATCTGCCATATAGCCGTACTGCGTCACATAATCGTCGTATTCCGGGATATACGCTGTGATATAGCATGCTCTCCCTGTCGCATTTGTGAACTGACTTCGAATATTGTTTAAAACCTCACTAAAAGTCTTATTTGTCAGCATTGCCCGTGTCTCAAACTCCACTTTTAAAGCCTTTAATTCCACGGCATTTCTATGCAGATAACCGTTGGCATCCGTATAATCATCTAAATCCTGCATATTAACATATGGACTATATGATTCCGCTTTCATAAAAGACATTGGCACTGTGTAATTTCCAATCTTTAACAGCCATCCGCTGTACGCCATATTTCCACCACCTAACTGTTTGGGTTTGCGGCTGTCTCAAATGACAGTCGGTAAAATTTGTGCAAAAATAGCACCTACCACCAATTTGATAGATGCTACTTTATTTTCTTGATCTATTTTGTAATTACTTCGATATTGGGCGATTTAATCACAATTTTCTCCGGTGTATGAATTACTTCCGTGTTCCCATATGTAATCATGATATCTAATTTGTTCATAAAATTTCTCCTAAATTTCATACTCCGGGTATGCTGCTTCCCAAACATTCCTATGGTAGGTATTTACCTCTCCATAATTTGCATCAAAAATCTTTTTCACGCCATATCCAAGTTCAATGCTCTTTTCTTTGAGTTTTCGCCAATTAAATGTTTTCCAGTCCACACCGTTCATTGCTGCAACACGCTTAATAGAATACCAGTCTTTGCTATAGTCAAGTTCCTGCTGCAGCTTTTCATTCTCCTGTTCTGCAATCTGCCTACGCTCTACTTCATCCGCATATGCCCGAAGTGCCGATGGAAAATCTTTCGGGACCTGTCCCCTCTCCATTTCGTTAAAACGCTTTACATATTTTGCTGTGAATAGGATACCTTTTTCTCCTGTAAACTTATTAGCAAGAAAATCACAACCAATCTTGGTAACTTCATAACACGGCATCTTCTTGTTTTGCCCTGTCAAATACGTTGATTTGATGAAATAATCGGTAACGGGAATTTTCCCTTTACCTAATGTTGGTATAATTCCTGCCTGTTTAGTGCTTCCGTCTGGATTTGTTGTCCCTTCCAATTTTTTTAAAATCTCATAGTGCGGAACTTCCATCATTTCTGCAATTTCAAGTGTTGTTATCGTGTTCGTATTGTTTTCAAATCCAATTTCATCTTTAGTCATAAGAGCTTTGTATGCCATATTTTCTATCTCCTAAATTTCCGAGCCTTACATTTCGCAAGGCTCAACCTTTAAATTCACGTGCGTTAGGAACATACCCTAACAGGAGTTACACGCTATATATTCAATCCATTCGGATGAATTTTCAAACAAAAAGACCGCCAAAGACTGAATTTCTTCAATCTCTGGCGGTCACGAATCCGTACCTATTCCTCATAGGCTTGCAGGACGTCCTAAATTCTTTAGGTCTTACCTGCGTGATTTTTAATTATTTTGTATTCTATACCATATGCCAAAATCTGTCAATCAAATTCCAACCTCTGCTGCATATTGGCATCGTCAATCTGTTCCTGCAAAAAATACGGCGTCTGATAGGCATTTATCACTTCCACTGCCTTGTCGCACTGGTTACGCTTGATGCTCTTGTAAGACCGAACACCAAAGTTGTATTTCAGATTGGCATACAGATTGTTGTAAACCTTTTGGCGCAATCCACGGTTGCTGTATGCGCTTGACTGTTTGCCGCCCATGATTGAAACGCCTTTCTTTCTGACAGCTTCCGTAATGCGGTCGGCTTCCACCGGAAGTATCGGCAAGTCCATCTTAAGGCTTTCCAAATCCGCCTTGATTTCGTCAACCTCTGCTTTCAGTTCCGTGTGCCCCTGTGCAAGCAATGCAATCTTCCCGTCCGTGGTTTGCGGCATCATGTATGTACCAGTCTTTCTGATGCTCGGTAAAACTTCATCAAATATCCATTTTTCCAATTTGTCAGCTTTATCTTTTATTTCTTTACTGTTACCCTGTTGACCAGCTTTAATAATCAATCGGTAAATATCTCCTTCCGGAATAAGAGGTTCTGCATATCCACCATTATTTTTAAAGCTATCCTCGACCAGGACACCCTTGCAATTATCCGAAACCGCCTTTCTTGGTCTTTTATACATAAGCATCGAAGCTATATCTACTCCAAAAAAGTATTCTTTTCCGTTTACTATAACCGTTCTCAAATCCCCTAAAATAGGATTGTTAAAAATCTGAATATCGTTCATCAGCAAATCCCCCATTTCTTCTTGAATGAAAGTATCGTGTTCAAAATGAAATGCAAAAATTTTTCGTCCTGTATGCTCTGGATTTCCGTTATCAGCTGTTCTTTCATCTCGCACCGCCTTTCTTGTCGGATGCAAGGTTATTTGTAAAAATCCACACACATCTTAAAAAGTGTTCGCTGAGTAAATTCAGATTTTTGGTAATTGCTTCAATATAAAATTCTTTCATTATCTTGCACCGCCTTTCTTTACAAGGCGGTAAATACCGTCGTGATCTATTACGTCCTCATCATTCAAATCTGCCATAAATATTACAACGCCGCGCAACAATTTTTCGTTATCACATCGGATTGCAAGCCGAGAAAGCAACGATCTGTACTGCTCAATTTGGCTCGGTAAATAAGTTCCATCCTTTTTTATGATTTCATTTCTGAAAATGTCCTTAAGAATTTCGCTGGCAATATCAACCTCATCGAATTCGTTCGGCAGTCCTAGCAAATTCATGGCTGATGTTACCACTTTGCGAAAACCAATCGGAGAAAAATTATCAATGTCCGTTTCGGTACTCCAACCACGGTTATACTTCATCCTCTCGATTTCCACAACATGATTCACTTTCTCCATCAGCGCGTCACTATTAAGTATCGTTCTTACAATTTCTTCAATGCTTCTCATAGATTTTACCTTCCTTTCGTTTGCTGTTTGACAACCATTCCAAAAAGCGGTATAATCCATGTATCAACCGCTTTTGGTGGCTGTGTTGAATAAAGCGTTTAACTTGTCTAGGGTTGGAACGCTTTATTTTTTGTTGATTTCTTCTTTCACTTTTCTAATCCCCATGTTGATAACATCCGTTCTGCTTGTTTTTAACTTATCCGCACAATATTGCAAATCCTCTGCTTCTGCTTTTGTAAGTCTCAAATCAAGCCTAACATTTTTAGGATTATCAGTAAGTTTCTGTCCTTTTTTTAATGGAGACACATAATCACTTCCTCTCTTTTTGATTGCACGTGCAATCTTTATGCCTTAATAATACATGTACGTGCAAAGAAAGTCAATACTATTTTGAAATATTTTTCAAAAAAAGAAGCGCATCACTGCGCTCCCTCTTTTATACCCGCTTTGACTTATTATTCTATTTGTCTGCTCTTCCAGTAAAATATACTTCTGCATGATCGTATTTCCCATAGCAATCAAGCTGATCTGAAATAGTTTTCCCTGGTTTAATCTCACTGTCTGAATCTGTAATATATGTGCTGTTGTAATTTACCACATTATTACTACTGTCAAAAAATATTGCATACGCACTTACAAAAAGCGCCGGATTTGTGCTGTTATTGGTCACGGATACAGTCACGTTTTCATCATTAAATGTCTGTTCAACGGATAAATCATTTACAACCGGTTTATAATATGGGTTTTCGTCATAATCTAAGGTATAATCCACCTTGTCAATTCCGGACACACTATCAAAATAGAAAACACCAATAGATGTTTCTCCTGCCCCCAATACATCAATGCTCATGTCGGCGGCTCCTATTGAATTCCCGCTTAAATCTTTGGCTGTAGCGTTTCCAGAAATTGCGACATCCGTGTTTGAATTATTTGTTACAATCAAAAAATCTAATGTGTCTCCTATTGTGTTTTCGTACCGATACTCTTTTACCAAAAAATCAGAATCAGAAACTTCTTCTCTTGTCGCTTCCTTGTTATCTACCGTACTAATAGAAGAAACTTTTTTATTTTGCTCGGTAGAATCAGCAACTGCATCGTTGTTTTCTCCGTTTCCGCCAAATATGGCAATCAACAGAATTACAACTATAACCACCGCAACAAACCACTTTGTTGCCCCACCCTGCTTTTTTCTGCAATTAGGGCAAATTTTTGCTTTAGCTGGAATCTCCGTCTGACAGTATTTGCATAATTTTGTTTCACTTTTTTCATTCATAGCTTTTCCTCCCACCACTTGTAATAAAATAATTCTAGCACAAGTGGCGGTATTTGTCATTATAAATCCAGTTCCTTTTTTATATCTTCAATCGTCTGTTTTGATGTTTCTAGATATAAAGGCAAATCTTCTACTAAATGTTGAAACTCTATATCTGTTTCTGGTGTATTCATTGTTTTTAATATGTCATTTTTCTGCTCATCATTGATATTGTTATTTTTTTCAAGTACATCGCAAATTTTTCTTATTGCATTTCCAATTCCAATAAGTGAACTCGGTACATTATATACCTTACATCCGCTTTCCAATTCATCTATTCCGTCATAGATACCAATAATTACTCTAACATTGTATTTTTTATCATACAACATATTTCCAAACCAACCCTTAAAGATTTCTCCCTCAATTTCAAAATCAAAAACACCTTCTGAAAATTCATATCTTTCATAGAGTTTAGAAAATTCTTCAAATTCTTTCTTACTTTCAAAACTCATATCTAAAGTATACATTCTACTTTCTTTTACAAATTTTTTTACTGAAAATTCTTTTCCATCACATAATAATATAGCCATAAAATCCTCCCATATTGTTTTTTTGAAAACATTATATCATAGCATGAGAGGATTTCAACTATTATCCCCAAACAGGATCAAATGCCGCACTATCTCCATATCTTCTTTTGGCTTCGCCTTTATATACAGATTTAGCCGCATTAAATACATCATTATTACTTAACATTGGTTTTTTCAAAATTTCTGACAATAATTGATTTTGCTGTTTAAGTAACGCAATTTCCTGCTGTGACGTACTGTATACAGCATCACGAATACCTGTGATCTCCTGCCCCCCAGCAACTGCTGTCTTTCCTCCAACTGTTCCAAGGATTTCCGGTACGCCGTTTTCTCCTGCCATAAACATGCTGTACTGTTTTGGAAAACCTCCTGCGGCGAACGTTGGTATTTTTCCAAGGTTAATATTGCCAGCTTGAATTATTTCTTTTCCACCAATATTTACAGAATCCCATGAAAAAGACAGTTTTGAATTAAGCCACGTTGCAAAATTATTCCATACCTGCTTAATTCCTGCAACAGCATTATCAAATGCCTGCTTCAATCCGTCAGAAATGCCACTGAATGTCCATTTGTCTTTCGTAAAATACGGTGCGACATGATTTGTCCACCAAGAACCAATTCCAGATGTACTCCACCAGTTACTAAATTCGTCCCATTTTTCAGAAAGACCTTTTTTCATTCCGTCTCCCTGTTCATCCCATTTTTCTTTTGTAAACCAAGGTTTTACATGATTTTCCCACCAGTTATATATTCCTGTCTTTTGCCACCAATCAGAAAACTCATCCCATTTAGCAGATAATCCCTCTTTTATTCCATTTCCTACTTCCATCCACTTTTCTTTTGTGAACCACGGGAAAATATTCTCCTGAATGTAAGTTAAGGCTTCATTCCACTTTTCTTCTATTTTACCTTTTATTTCTCCTATTTCTGTCTGTATTGAAAGCTTTTTTTCTCCCCAATATTCTTTTACATCTTCCCACCATGAAGAAACATCCTCTAAAGTTGTTGTTAATTTATTGCGAACGGGTAGTTCTACATTCAATCCCCACCATTCTTTGACATTGTCTTTGAACTCGGAAATCTTCTCTTGTAAATTTGGAAGAACAACATTTGCATGTAAATCAACATCTTCCAATCCGTTCAGTTCTTTCCACTCATCTATCCATGTTTTTAAGCTAAATTCGCCATCAAATCCATTCTTTTTCTTCCATTTATCAAAAAATCCAGTAAGTTCAGTAGTGTTTGGAACATTTAAGCTTAATGGAACTTCTTCGTTATATTCATTAACTGCTTTCTGGAAATCATCTAATGATTTATAATCTTGCTTTTTAGGAATATTTTTCACAAAATCATCTAACTGTTTGCTCCATTCAGCCGTTTTATTGTGTAGTGCTCCTCCGCCAAAGATATCTATTCTTTCAAATGGATTTATAAAAAATTTCTTTATGCTATCCTGTATGTATTGTGTGATTCCACCTCTATTTAGTGATTCCATAAGCTCATGCTTATCTTTGTTCACGCTTTTCTTCCCAATCGTAAAAGAAAGCGTTGCCACTACTACAGCAAGCGAAATAGGAATTGCATATGATAGCAATGATTTTACCGCCGTTTGACCAAAAGCGGCTGTGAATTTCGCTCCTATTAATTTCCCAATAGTCTCCTTGAGAAGTTTCCCTGTTAACAGTTTGCCTGCAAGTTTCAGAGCAAATGCTCCAAGAAGAATTTCAACTGTCTCAATATCAATGTTTGAAAGAAAATCTTTTACGCCTTTCCAAACATCAGACCACTTGATATTTTCTATCATGGTCTTAATTGTCTTGTAAACTCCCTGTACCCAAGTATTTATATCTTCTGCAAGTGCTTTAAAATCAAATGTTTTGAAGAATTTATTTATTCCCTCTGCCAGTGATTTTCCAAAGTTTGACCAGTCAAATGTCTGACCAAAGGAAAGTGTGGCATAAATTGCCGTGTTCAGTGCCCCTGCAATCGTCTTACCAACATTTCCAAACAGTCTCGGATTGATAAGACCATTAAGGAAATCTGCCAAGTCTTTGCCGAAGTTTCTTGCCTTGGAATAAATCTTATCCCAGTTGATAGACTCCATAGCTTTTGATAAGGCATCACTGATGTATTTTCCAAGTTGTTTCAGATTTTTAATATCACTTTCGTAATTTTTGAAAATGGTATCAGTCTTGACAAGTTTACCGCCACTGGCACCGCCTGATGCGCCACCACCGCCGGAACCGCCCGAACCTTTTTTGCCAGAACCATCATTTGTGGTAATCAGTTTCAATTCATCAAACTGACGGACGCCCTTATTCATCTTGTCGATGTTCTTTGCCGCCTGTCCGGTATTGTCAGCAACATCGCCTGCGCTCTCTGCCGCATCTGAAAAACTATCTGCAAGACCTGCACCGGAATCCTCATATTTCCATCCGAAGATTGCGCCTAAAGCGTTTGTAACCTTTGTAACAAAGCTGATAACAACCAGTAAAACGGAATTGAGTGCTTTTACGAATGGTTTAAAAGCATTGATTAATGCTCCACCAATAACACTGCCAAGCTGTTCAAATGACTGTTTTAAAATTCTGATCTGGTTCGCCCACGAATCAGCAGTACGCGCAAAGTCTCCCTGTGCTGTCTGCGTATTGGCAAGGACGTACTGATACCGGAGCATTGTCTTTTCAGCCTGTGACATAGACTCGATATCAGAATCTAATCCCTGTTTCATCGCCCACTCTTTAAGGGTTGCCTGTGTAAGATCAAGACCGTAATCTCTTAATGGACGTGTCTGTCCGGTAAATATTGCAGCTAAATCCTGCGACACAACATCCTGATCTATGTTATACAGAGATGCCATATCAGCAGTTAATTTTGTTAAATTCAAAGACACATCAGCCATGGAATCAGACAAACCAATATAGCCATCTGTCTGCTTATTCAAAAACTCATTGGCTTTCTTTATCAAACTGCTGTCAATTCCCATGGCTGTTCCCATTGCTTGGAATCGGCTTGCCGTCTGTTTCAGTGTCAATTCTGACATACCGAACTGACGTATAGAGTCCTGTGCAAAGTCATTGACTTTTTTTGACATGTCACCAAAAGTAACATCAACAACGTTCTGAACCTCTGTTAATGCGGATGATATGTCGATTGCATTTTTTATTCCTCTTATCGCTCCGTACAGACCAAGATAAATCCCCATAGAGGACAAAATCTGTCTTGTGAATGACTTGAGTCCGATCAATGCTTTTCCTGTGGATGTCTTAAATCCAAGGAAAGAACCGGAAAGATTACTGATGCTGTTATTTAATCCAGTAATCGCACCGCCAGATCTGTTTGAAAGATTTCCAAGTGCCTGTGTCATTTGTAAAATATTTGCGCTTACATTTGGTGCTTTTGAGAGTGTCTCAAACAGATATTTAAGGTTGTCAGCAAGCAAAGGTATATTTGTTACTGCACGTCCGCTTGCAACGCTTCCAAGCCTTGATATGGCTGTTACAAGGTTGCTCATATTGGTCATATCAAAATTCAATGCACCTATCTTGTTCATCTGGCGTACAAAGTTTTGTAACTGCGCAGATAAAGCCGGCAGATTCTTTGTCGCCTGTGTAGATGCCTTGCCACCGATTTTTGACAACGCAGACACCATGCTTATGAGTCCGCTTGTATCAACAGCCTTAACACTTGCTATTCCAGATGCAAGATCTCTCACAGCAGAAGATATTCCGTGGATAGAATTTGCATCAACACCAGAAAATTTATTGAGTGCCCGCACCATTGATGTGATTTCCGAAGATTTACCACCTTTGAATCCGGTAGCCGCATCGGAAATGCTTCTGATTCCGCTTGCAATATTTGAAAGTTTTGCAGTGTCAAACGATATGCTTTCCCGGAGCCTATTCATGCTGTTTACAAGGCTTTCTATGGAATTACTTGCTTTTGCAGAGTCAGCTTTGATTTTTATTTGTAATTCATCAATGTCTGCCATATATGCACCAACTTTCTATGCAAAATAAAAAGACGGTAGGCTGTGACACCTTACCGTCCTTGATCTACTCTTTTAATTTTTCTCTTGTAACCGGTCCGCATTTCTTATCTACTGTAATTCCGACTTTTTTCTGGAATGTTCCAATACCGGTCGCCGTATCATTTCCAAGAATACCGTCCACATTACTGTTTCCCTTTTTATCTTTTTCATCCAGGCATCCGTGATAAATAAGCTCCGTCTGAAGCCATCTCACATCATCCCCTCTCATGCAAGGGAATTTTTTCTTTAAAATCCTTGCAGGTTCCGGGTATGGGTTTAAATGATCTTTTACATTTTTTCTAGGGTTTCCGCTTGTCACAATCGCTGTATGACCTTTTGTTTTTGTGACAATAACATCTCCGTTGTAAAGAACCATTCCTGCCGCATAACCTCCAATGTCATCAAACATGCCACTAGAAAGAAGTACAGATTTTTCATTTGCTGTGGTGAAATTTCCAACATCTTTTCCAGTTGCATGAATAATGCATGCACGTACCGTTGTGCCGCAATCTGCTTCTGTTTTTACTTTTGAATTAATACCATATTTGACAATTCCAAGCCGGTGTCCCTGACAGTAGCCAATATTATCATTATTGCACGCTGTAATCATTGATTCTGCCAGTTTATCCGCCATATCTTTTGTTTTTGGCCTTAACACATACCATCCTTTTTTATGAACATAAAAGTTTTGCATACTTACTTCTGTTCCGGTCTGATCTCCCGGTCTCCCACCGGTCAATTTCCCATTTTCATCATGTCTTGCAGATCCAATTCTAATTGACATATTTATACCTCCAAGTTCTTTTCTGGTTTTGGATGGCTCAACTCATAGTTTGACTGCATAATTTTGAGCTTTGCCACAAATAGCTCTCTCTGTTTCTTAATTTCTTCTTCCGTCATTTCCGAATCATATTTTCCTTGCTGTTCATTGATTGGTTTTTCAATATACTTTGATTTTGCTTTCCGACCGACAAGGCAATGTTCTACTGCCACCGATACCGCAGACAATCCATATGTTCCAAACCACATCCACATCTCATTGTCTCTTTGCTTTTTATCTAAGTTGTAAGCATCCGCATAAGGCTGTAAATCAGCCGGGCAGGACGTGTCTATGTCATGCACAGTAAATCCGTACCCCTTTGTAACTAAAAGCCAAAACGGGCGGATTTCCGTGCAATACGTTTCCCATGTAAGCTCTCTCTGTTCTTCTACTTTTTCCTCGGAGTTTTCTTCTCCGCTTCTTCCTGCTCTGCTTTGAGCAGTTTTGATAAAAAACCATTTTCAAGCAATTCCGCAAGAAGTAACTGATAAAGCTCCTCGACATCCGAATCTTCTTCGTCAAAGTAATCATCAAGCATGGCATATACTTTTCCAAGCTGCTGTTCCTTTTCTCCCTCGTTTTCCGAATCATATCCAAACTCTTCTTTATGGAACTTCTGTGCTCCAACAAGAATTAACTCCGGCAGGAATAAAAGAATTTTATCAATTGCTTCAATATCTGTAATCTGGTCTAATTCTGCTACCTTTTTGATAATCCCGCTTTTGACGGTTGCCTCATATCCAAACTTGATCTGTAATTCTTTCTCGCCAAATTTTAATTTTGTCATTTTCTTTCCCTTTCTCCCTCTCATATAGGGAAAGGCAGTCCGAAGACCGCCCTGTTCTTTTAAATTGTTTCTTCAAGCTCTGGCTCGGTTGTCTGGTTATCGTCAGCCGATCCAACCGAACTATTCGACTGACGTGTTATTCCCCCGGTGTAAAAGCTACAGCGGTGTCCATGCCCTTGTATTCTTCAATGGTAAGATTCATTTCAACCGTCAAAAGTTCGTTCTGACCAATCTCCGGCTGTGGAATCTGCTCTGGCGGCTGAGCCACAACAAAAAACGCTTCGGTAAATCCCGGGATAATCGTTTCAAACCACATTCTTTTCCCGCCGGCAAGCGCCTTGTACGCTGTGATAAGTGCTTCCCACTCTTCCTTTGTGGCATCTGTAAGGTTTACCGTGATAGGGAAAGAGCCACCGGTATCTGCGCGCCCCTTTACATATCTGGTAATAGCATCTTCTAATGCAGATGCGTCAATCTGTTCAGGCTCAATGTTGATACCGCCGATTGCGTTAATTCTTGTAAGCTGTTTAAATGATGTAGGCTTTGTCCCAGCTGTTGTTTCTGTTCCATAGCCAAACGTAATGCCTAACGTAGACAATCCTGCTTCTGCCATTTTTTCCTCTCTTTCTACCGCCAAATAATGCGGTTATCAGACGCATATCTTTGCGCCCGGTGCATAAAAAATAGAGCCTTTCGGCTCTTTTACATCAATCTGTCGTTGGCTCCGATTATCCTCCGGAACCTTGCAACGCTTCTAAATTTTTTTTCGCTGTCGTTTTTAAACTCCGGCATTGCTGTAATTTGAAATCGCATCTGCTTAAAGGCATCGGCTAAAATAGCCATGATCCCTTTTGCATCGCTCTGCTTTGTGTTTGTAATGACGTCAACCTGTATTGTTTCCTGCACTGCATTTACGGATGTGCCCTCTAAATCTGCCCCACGTTCAAGCCCCGGCATCTCATGGATATAAATAGTCGGGAAAACAGGGTCTTTATCTAGGTTCTTTTCAACCGTTGTAAATGCAGTGTCAAAATTCATGCTTTTGTATTTCTTCTGGAGTTTTGGTTTTGCTATCGTTACAACATTGGAAAAAATGTTTGTTTCAAGGTCAAATACCCACTGGTTGCCTGCCATTATCCAAACACCTCCTTCGCTGTCTGTGTAACAATCTGACGCAACTCATTTGCGGTCAGATACATAAATGGTCGGCTTGGCATTCCCTCTGTAAACCACCAATCGCCATTGTCGTCCTGATAAAACCATCCATATCTTCCATCTGAAATCTGATGTATAGTTTTTCCACTTGCGTACTGCCACGAAACACCCTCCGGCAGTTTCCCATGATAAGGACTTTGCTGTCCCACAATTCCGGTTCCAAACTCAACAAATGCGGCATGGTCTGTACCGGCTATTACCGCCCATATCCCGCCGCCCTTAGTGCTTCCTTCGTATTCCACGTGAACACTTGAAATCAGTTCCGATGTGAATATTGCGTCAAGGTCAGCAATTTGCACTCTGGCAATCTCTACGCCCTTTTCCGCGAGTTTTTCTGCCAATAGCTGACATTTATATGTTAAGCTGTTTTGATAGGCTCTAAGCTCTTGTATTGCATTCTGAATAGACTTTTCAGACAGGCTCATTGTGATTACTTTCTTCCCCATGCCGCACCTACTTCACATTTTTTTGCAATAAGAACAAATCAACCGTCAATCCCTCGTCTGCAACACCTTTTACGATGTAATCAGCCGAATTTTCGTCAACGATTGTATTCTCTTCATCTTTGTACCTTACATCTGACCGTTTCCATACCAAAGAACCGACGTTCAATGGAAGTTTCCCTTTGTCCTCGACAATTTGAACAAAGTTTGTGGAATTGTCAACGCCAAACTCTTTTATAAGTGCTTCACTCAACTTATTGCTGATTGAAGAATAAAAAACCACAGGCTTCTCGTAACCTGTGGTATACTCTCCGGTTGTTTTCGGTATTTTGTTTCCATCTTTATCGAGGTAATAAATTACATTACCATCAGAATCCGTGTACGAAGAATATTCGATGTTACCATCATCATCCGTCACATATACCGGCACCTTGCCGCTTTGCTGCGAATAACTCATTTTTTGCTTATTGATCTCAAGCATTTCACTTCACATCCTTGCCGAACCGTTTCCACAGCTCAGAAAGCTTTTCCCATCCATACATTGCGACAAACGCAACAATAAATCCTGCAATAATAGCTGCCAAGATCATATACCATAAAATTGATGTCTGGATGTACTGCATGTATGCCACAAACGCAGCGACCGTGATTCCGATAGAAAGAACAAATACCAAAATGTCCGTTGGAATCTTAGAAAATACGCCTACACCTTTGATTACCTGTGTTACCACAGACACAACAAATGCCAGCGCACCAATGATTGCCAGAATAATTGTCATATTTGCAATTACAGACTGTATAATATCCATGATTAAACCTCCTTTTCATCATTAAGACGGGTTTCTATCCCGTCAATTCTGTGATGCGCCGATTTCACACTTTCTTCAACCTTTATAATTCTGTTGTCGTGAGAATTTATTTCTTTTCTCATCTCCGAAACTTCATTCTTGATCTCGGTCGTGTTGTTTGAAATGGCATCCAACTTCATGTTAATGCGTGTGTTCTCCCTCACGCGTTCTTCAAGATCCGTGTTGTCTGTCCTTTTGTTGCTCTTCAAGCCCATAAAGACGGAAAAACCAAGCGACAGCACGCTTATAATGATTGCTGTTGATATTTCAATCGTCAAATCATATACCGCCTTTCATTTTTATGGCACACCGCCCACCACCGCTCAATGTGTGCCGCCTGCTACGTTTTGCCGACGTCGGCAAAACGTAACGCACAATCTTCTAACCAGATGGAATCCCATACGGTTATAATGCTTTTACAAACGGAAATACTCCAACAAACAAGCTTTCCCTGTCTTTCCAGCTACGGCTTACGCCGTTTTCTGAATAACTTGCCATATAGGCTTCTCCTGCCTGTGAATGGTCGTACAAGGCTAAATTGACGATTACATCCTCAAACTGTTTCAAGTCTTCGGATATTTTTTCATCCGTGTAGCTTTCCGGGTAATTCCGCTTGCTTACCACTTCATTTCTTGCCTGCTTGATAAGCTGTTCGATGTAAGGATTATCTTCTTTCTGGTCGAACACGACAACATCAGAAGTAACACCATCTTCATCCGTAACGGTTTCAATATGAAATTGTTTCAGTCTGATTTTGACCTGCTCTAATGTTGTATATTCGTCCATTCTTCCCTACCTATAATCCGAACTGCTCGATCAAAATGCGTTTCAGTTCCGCTCCACTGATTTCTTCTGCACCCTCGATCCCATGTTCAGCGGCAAGTGCCTGTAAATCAGCAGTGCTCATTCTGTTAATCTCTGTCTTGGTGTACCCTCCGGAAGATTTCTCTCCCAGAACAATGTCCGGAATTTCATCTCCTGCTTTGTACCATTTTCCATTGCGCTTTACCGTGTATTCAGCAATCATACCGCACCTCCTACGCAACTTTCATGACAACAACGCTGTCCATGCCCTCAAAAGTAGGCAATCCGATCATTGACACAACGCAATGAGTGTTGATCGGATGATTTGTTGCGTATGTATACACCGAAATACCGGTTTCTACAATAGAAAGGTTTCCGTCTGTTAAACTTCCGCTTCTCTCTTCCGGTGTCTTTCCAAAGACATAATCTCCAAGGTACACGCCGGATGACTGCGCTGAAATAACTCCTGTAGGAATAAAATATTTGGTAGCACCGTCTGCAGGGTCGATGCAAAGTTTGTCGTAAACTTCAATCTCGATGCCGTATCCTCTAAGATACTCTGTAACCTGCCCCTGCTGTAAGCGAATACCGCCATTGTAAGCAATAATTCCAAGCACCTGTTTCTTTGTGTCCTCCGCCTTAAGGACCATTTCCCATGTTTCTGTATTCATGCTAAAGCGTGCAAGGGAATATCCTGTTTTCTTTGCAAACTCACGTTTAATCTCGATAAGGTCGTCAAGTGGCGTTGCTGTTTCTGGTGCAGACCATTTATCAGTATCGCTTCCGGAAATATCCTTGTAATGATCTCTCTTGTGCGCCACTCCATTGTCCGAAGTATAATCAACATAGAAGCTCTTGCCACCAATTGTTACCTGTACTCTTGGAATACCATCAGATGGTGCTAATAACTGCCAAATCTGGCGTTCCGGCACTACTCTTGCGCCCTCAATCAGCATCATCGGTTTTTTGCTGATTTCTCTAAGCACCTGGTTTGCCATGTTGGAATTTTCTGCCGACTGGTAATTTGCATACTCCTGCTCTTCACGCTCTGTTACCATGTAAGATTCACGGTAGAAAGGCATCTCGTTCTGAATATCCGAAAATCCACCGACATCTCTTAACTCTGCCTGCGCATCAAAATTGGATGCCTTTAAGGATACCGGAAGACCGTTTTTCCCTTTGATAAATCTAAGTTCAAGGCTGTCCTGTTTTCTGGTTCCAAATTTCTGTCTACCTAAGTAAGGTGCAGAACCAAGCGTTTTTTTATAATTATTCCACATAACCCCAAGACTTCTTGCGGTAAATGCTTCTGCTAATGGTAATGCCATTCTCTAATACCTCCATTTTTTAATCAAAAAAAGTAACACGCGGTGTTGCTGCTTTTGCAGTTGCTTCCACGGTCACTCCGTTCGCTGTTACCTTTGCGCTGTCAATAGAACCCTGATATACATAAGTTCCAGGCGCATCTCCCATTGTTACGTCAACATCTTCCAGAAGATACCCTTTGCAAGATTCGTCATTGCTTGGGAACGGTGTCCCTGCCTTTGCAATCTTCTTTCCGTTTGCATCGGCACTTGACACCATTGTCTGCGGAACGATACACGCCGCACCCTCATAAGGAAAGAATTTTAAAATTCCTTTACTCTGTGTAAAGTCTCTTTCAATCGGTTTTCCCATAATTTACCTCCTATAAAACATAATGGTCTTTGGCTTCTGCACTTTCTGCAGGTTTGCCAAAACTGATTTTTTCTGCGTTCTCTACGTCCGCAGTTTTTTTATTTTCTCCACCTGCAGTACCGCCGCCCGGATTTTCAGAATTATTTGCAATCTCCTGTTCCTTTGCCTGCGCTGCCGCGGTTTCCTTTTCGGCTGTAATCTTTCCAAGAGCGTCATAATCAAGGCTTCCATTATCCTTGACAACGGATTTTGCCTGCTCTGCATTGATTTTTAACTTTTCCATCAATGCTTCGCGCTGATCTCTGATGGCGTTTTTTTTCTGCATATCTGCGATCTGCTGATTTGCTGTCTCTAACGCCTTGTTTGCTTTTTCAAGTTCCGTGAGGTTTCCTGCTTCCATTTCATCCAGCTTTTTCTGCAACTCATCTGCGCTGTCTGCCTTTGCCTTAAGCTCTGCTGCTTTTGCCTGTTCTCTCTGTACGGCACTGCCGTAATCAGCAATGATTTTTTCAACATTTTCCTCACTGATACCCATTGCAATTAACTCTTCTCTTTTCATTGATTACCTCCGATATGTCTTTACGAATTTTTGCGGTGCAACGACACCGAATGACACTGTTGATTTTTACGCTCACAACTTTGCGAATTTTTATAAAATAAAAACAGCCACCGATTACTCGGTAGCTGTCTTATTTTGCTGTTTATTTAATTGGTTTACAATTTCCTGTGCTTTTTGTTCCTGCTCTTCTGCATTATCAATTGTTTTCCACAACGCATCTATATATGGCTTAGACAAGAGGAATGTCTTTTCAGCATCTCCCCAAAGCCCCACCGTTTTAATGGCAATAAGAGGATGTATGCCGCACTCTAAAAGCTGATATAGTGTTTGCGACTTTGTATACATATTGTCTTGCGGGCTATGATTGATTTGCACATCAAAATCCCTCATTGACAATTTCAAATCATTGTCCTTAACGCGTATTACATTTAAGACAACTTTTGCAAGTCTCTTCTCTGCCGATTTCACAATTGGGTCTTTTAATTTTGCTCTTGTCTTTGAAAAATCCCATCCAGCCCTTAATGATACTGCTCCTTGTGTATCTCCTCCAGAGTTTTGGGACTCTCTGTTTGGTATTGCTAATATTGCCAAGGCATTGTCCCACAAATCATCTTTTGCCACCTGACACTGGCTCTGATTTAGTTCCTGCGTCATAATCTCAACATCGGCTTTGTTATCCTTGTTATTGGACTTTACCGTCAAAGCATGGCTCATTTTCATCTCTTCAAACGTTTTTTTGTCGATTTCACAGTTCACAAACTTAACCCAGTACTGAACAAACTGCTCAATTCCATCCATTCTGTTTGACTGCATATTGTTTATGGCATCCAAAATACCTATGACAAGCTCAATATCAGAAATTCTCTCATGATTATTTGGAAACTCAACAATAGGTATACTTCCAAATGCATGCAATTTCCATTCAGAAACTACTCCGTTTTGAAGTTTACATGAATAGTTGTCCGTATAGCACAGTTTGTACCATCTTCCATCTTCGTCTTTAAGCTCCTGCACCGCAACCACCGGTTCTTCCGTGCTCCGATTATAAATAACACACGTATTCATTGGAGTAGGCGCAACAATTTGAAATGGTATTTCTCCATTTGCAAATCTTACCGCCTTAAAAGATGTTCCGGTTGCTGACTGCCACTCTCCTGCTTTAATGTCTTTTTCCTGTTTATTCGCATCCACAAGATAGTCATTCAGCGCATCCACTGCCCGATTAATTTCATCATCATCTTTTCGACTGATAAACTGTATTGGCTCGCCATATGTCTGTCCTACTTTGAACTGAACAATCTCATACGCATGATTTTCTACTATTTTGTTTGTAATATCAGCATTTTGTACCTTTAATCGGTATAAAATCGGCTGATCTCCTTTGTAATACCGCCATAGGTATTCTATGATGGTTTTGTTGTAATAATAATTTCCGATGCAGTCTCCAACCACCTTGACAATATTGTCTTTTGTGATAGTTTCAACATCAGTATATAAAATTTTTCGCCCATAACATCCCTTAACAAGGTCTTGGAGAGATTTATTATTCATAATTGGCTCCTAAATAAACGTCATCCCACTGGATGTTGACCGGATTGTAAGAGATTTTAATTTCGTCTTTCCATTCTCCGGATAAAAAACAACTTTCTTGTGGCATTTCCTACATTCCACAGAAATGTTCATTGTTGAACGCCCATCGTGTGTGGCAACTTTTCTTCCGCAACGCGGGCAATATATTGTTTTTGGTGTATATACCATAAAATCCTCTTTTCTTTTCAAAAGAAAAAGCACCGGAGATTTCTCTTCGATGCTCTTTCAATGGGGGATGGTAAAGTGTTCAACTATTTGTTGACTTCTTCGATTATAACTATATCAGAAAAAAACCGGACATATCGGACAACTTTACTCTTTCATAAATCTATCGAACGCTTTTCTCACGCTGTCTTCTGTGTTATTGCCTCCTATTTGGTCGGCAACCTTATTCCAAGATTGATTTTCTAAAAATCTAAGGTTAATTATTCTTCTAATTCTGCTATCTTTTATATTTGCAATAAACTCTTCTACTTCATTTGTTTTTTCAAGAAGTTCGTTTTCCAAAATTTCGAGGGTGGTTTTTCTGGAATATAACAAGGTTTTTTTGTGCCTATATTCTGGCAATGGTATTCCTTCTATTTTAAAATGTTGGTTTCCACCATTTCCGCCAGAAACGCTATCAATAACCGTTCCTTCCTGTTCAATTTTTTCTATGTATTTTTCAAGCTTTTCAATTTTATTCCTTACTTCTTTTACTTCTTCTCTTAAATCTAAGTATTGATTTAAAATATCTTTGTTTACCATATCAATACCTCCTAAACGGATTTACTGCCGCTTCTACTTTGGCTACGTTATTTCCATTTGTCACTCTAAGCGCAAAGTTTGAAAATACATCCGGCACATCATCCAACTGCTTTTTACCGGACACTGAATATCTCTTGAGAAGAGACATCATTACTCCATATGGATCATTTGGCTTATATAATGATGGGTCTTTAAATATAACGTGCTGCAATATCCAGTTTGAGCACTGAAAAATCCTTGCTTCCTTATTTGTCTCCGTCGGTGTATCTGTGATATTGCATATCCATCCTTTGGCTTCCACTCGCTTGTTTACTTCCATTGCGACACGGTCTCCTCCGGCATTTCTCTCAAATTCACATTCCTGAACTTTGTTGTTTGTCAAAACATTTGCTGCATTTTCATACTGAACCTCATAATCTGCCGTGTTATCGCAAACACAATCCACGCAGTAGTAATCTTCTCCGTATTTTTGCAATACAGGCAGAACAAAATAGTCTGTTCCCTTTCCCTTTGTATCGCACTGACCGGTTACAATCTCCGGCTCTCCATGCGGCAAATTAAGATACCGACGTATTTTATCTTCCGGAAACAGCAATCCCTCACGCTCAATCGGTTCCTGTTTGTAAAGGCATCTATATGATATGTCGTCCATCAATAATTGCTGGTCTTCAAAAAATTCTTTTGTAAAACCGGAGAACTCATATTCAAAGTTGCTTTCTCCTGTAACTGGGTCTACATCCGGTACCGCAATAACCTTTACTCTCGGATTACCCTCGTACATATTTTGTATGCGCCCTATGACGTCGTGTACGCTCCATCTTGTGGCAATATGTATTTCCTTGCAGTTCTTACCGTCCGTGTCCTGTATCTTTCTCTGTCTGGCATCTACAGCGTATTTATCCCACAATTTATCAAGGATAATGGGATTCATTGCTTCTTCAATACCGCCGATCATATCGTCAACCAGTAAAAACTTAGAAGCCCTTACTTTACCGGCATTCTTACTACCAACAGACGTACATTGTACGGATGGAAACGATTTGTACTTCCCGACATTAAACTGCTCCATTTTCGCATTTGTGCTTGTCACGGAAAGATTTGGGAAAATTTCATTCCATGTATATTCTTCTTCGTTTGTAACGATATCGTACACACCGTCATAGTACATTCTGGTAATATCACCGCTGTGTGAATAAAAGAGGCTGAAATCTCTCGGAAACCATCCGGCAACAAGAGCGTGAAACATTTTTTCAACCGTTGTTTTTCCTGCACCCGGGACAAGTGATACGCACAGGATGTCATATCTATCATCAATCATGCCTTGCAGCGCATCTATGAGTCCGATTTTTAAGAATTGCTTTCTTCTTGGCATGTAAAACCGCTCTTTAGGCTCTCTCTTCTTCTCCAAATACTGGAAAGCACTATCCACAACTTTGTTTTGCGCTTCTAAAAGCAAAATTCCGTAGTATTTGTCCAGAATTTCATAAGATACCTTGTTTTGGAATGAATATTTCTCTAAATCCCATGGTGTGCCACCTGTAGATTGAAATATAAACTGCTCCGTCAGTTCTTTCGCTCTGGCAGAAACCTTTAATCCATACTCAACATCCTTTTCCGTCAGAATGGCTACCCTTGCCGCTTCTTCCATGGCATCTATTACCTGTTCATCAACGCCATGCACCTGTATGTAATTTTCATATCCATTTACTGTGGAAATTAGGCTTGAACTTGCCAAAAGAAAAGCACCTCCGCAAAAGCAGAAGTGCCTTGACCTCTGCCTATAACTGTTTTAGGGTAGCGACTAACTCCATTTGTTAGCCGGTAATATTATTTTATTTTCTTATTATTGGTTCTTGCTGATATTGACAAGTCCACTCTGAAATATCGTTGTTGTCGATATTTTGTTTTGCTTTTTCTATTTTCTTTGAGAATTTACAATGCCACAACGCATAATTAAGCCTTGATTGCGAATAGTAAATGCAACATCTGTCTTTCAAATACTTTTTCATCTTCGGATAGTAAAACCACGATTTTATAAAATCAATAATCATTTCCATTCTCACACAACACCTTCCTGCTTGCTTCTCGTCAGCTTCTCTTATTTCATCCATAAATTTCTCCTTATCTACGCATAAAACCTTTTCAGCCACTTCGACACATTCTTTTCTCTTTTCGTCATTAGTGCATTCTCTGTCTGTGTTATATCGGCAAAAGGTCAGGTTGCATTTTTTATTATTAGGTTCGATAGGCTCTTGTTTATAAAAACATTCATAAAGTTTTTGCCTGTCTGCCTCGTTATTTGCCACAATAACAAGTTCATCTTCTAAATTGGAACAATCTATAGGCTCGCCGTTTCTACCGCCTATTTCGCGCGATTGTGCTTCTCTAAGTGCTTCACGCTCTATTGATTCAATTACTTCTGCCATGCTCATTCTTCAATACTCCTATCAAATCATGCATTTGAATCAGTAGTTTTTAAATATTCAACGAACTGTGCCCAAGCCTGTTCGCATGTTAAATCGCCAACAGGATTTTGAACATAGTATTCTTGGAAATATTCCCTGGCCTTTTCTTTTTCATCTTCGGAATATGAATCCCATTTAGAAACTCCAGATTTCTTTTTGAAAAATTCACATTCATGTTCACTGTCAGCAAATCCAGCACCAGGAATCCATTTTCCCGGATGGTTGCACATTTCAGCCATCCCTACAACTTCGTTTCTATCAAATCCAAGGTAAGCACAATCATAACACGTCATTCTTCCGCCAACTTTCTGCCGCACATCGGACAAAATTCAATTTCCATTGCTATCGCTACGTTCATTCCATTGCTACAACATTTAGCATACTGTGGACATTTATCAATATGGCATTGAATAACATTTATATAGCCCAATTTTTTGATTTTAAATTCTCCATATGCAGTTTTATATGATTCTTTCCCATTACAAAAATCACACATTTTCAACACCTATCCCTGCATCTGTGATAAATAACTTTTCCTCTTACATTCGCTTCATATGCTCTTCCAAGTGACCGAACAAACAAATATTTCTTTTTCTCACAATCCATATAATCCAAGGAATTCATATATGGCTCCAATTCGTTTGAAAGCTGTTCCACAAAATCCTTGATATGCTTGAATGCCTTAATTGCCTGTTCTTGTATAAACAAAACTATTGCTTTCCATGTATCAATTACTTTTACGGCATACTCAAGAATCATTTCTCCTAATTTTCGATACCATAATTTGAACTCGACAACCATATATCCTTGCAATTCAATAACTTTTTTCTGATCTTCTGACACATTAAGATCCATACTCACACCTCAACACCATCGCATTTTACATAAGAACCAAGACCTTTAATGTAATGGCTTCTCGTATCTTCAATATTTCTGCAATCTATGACTTTCCCCTCGTCAATACACTCTTGCAAGTATTTGCATTTATCGCATTTCGTATCTTTCTCAATGCGCGGTGTAGGATCTGCTTTTTGCTTTTTCTTGAATATTTTTTTAATAATTTTCCATAATCTCATTTCCGCACCTCAATCAAAACGTCAATCAGTTCTTCCAGTTCTTTTTCTGTCTTTTCTTTTGGAGTTTTTCTAAATCTTGTGGAAACATATTCCAAAATGGCTTTTATCTTCAAACATTCTCCTGGACAAGGAATATAATCATTTGGTCTCGCAGTTTCTTTGCAGATATACTCTGCATTTTCCATGCCAAGACAGGATAAACGACCGGAATATATGGGTAATGCACTGCATTTGAATAATTCAGCCTTAATCACTAAATGTTCTTTGTCGTATTCAAAATTCTTATCATGTGCCTTTAATTTTTCTTTGATTTCATCAAGAAACTCAACGCATTGCTTTGTTGAATAGCCAACATAAACAAATTCAAAATACATACTCACACCCCATTTTGCGTAAAAAATACCAACCATCGAATAGCGGCACAAGGAATCGAACCTTGTCATACCAAACCATGCCAACCGCTTTCAAATCTGCAATTTCTATTCACGGAAGGGTTTTATGTTACCAATGATACCGCTTACCATCCATACATCTTCCATCGACCTGAACTATTGCAGTAGTGCCAGACTAAGTGAAGATAAGGAATTGATGTGGCGTGGATTTGCACCACGCAGGAGTGTACAATCTGGTCATCTATGTTGTCGGTTTCAACCAATTCTCTACGACAATTCCGTTTACCTATTCCGTCACACATCAACACCCAAGGCATACCTAGGATTTTCGCTCGGGCAAGAGCGCAGATACAAGGACTCGAACCTTGACAACGATTTTACTCGTTGGAGAGATTAGCGATCTCCTGTGATACCATTACACCATATCTGCATAGCCGAGCAGTTTCCGTTTTTTACTTGCTCCACACTACCCCAAGTGCAAGTTTCTTTTAGTCAGCGGTTTGCGCCATCTTTTGAATGGCAACCGCTCAATCCAGTTCCCTGTGCTAAGTTTAACCGGTATATTGATTAGCACCTGTATTTCTGTAACAAACACACTAGGGGTGTACTGGCAACATCGCCCATGATTGGTACGAGATTTGAACTCGTGTTACCACCATGAAAGGGTGGTGTCTTACCACTCGACTAACCAATCTTATAGCGTTTCCACATAATCAGACGGTCCCTTGGGACTCTCGCTGACTATGTGGCGTATTTTTTATTTCGAGTGGGATTTCGCTACCAACACTCTATCCGGTAATGAGACGGACGCTTTTGACGTAAGGACTTGCACCTCACTCGCTCCAAGCATAGGAATCGAACCCACATAGCATTTTCACATGCCTTTGCTAGCCTTATCAATGCTATTAACCGCCCTTAACAGAATCGTCCTAGTGGCGAAAGGATGTGTCATGAAAAACACCAAGAAGGAGAATTTACGGAATGGATCGTTAAACCCATTCCTCCATCGGAACGGCAGGAATCGGACCTGCGACCGCTCGGATATAAGCCGAGTGTTCTACCAACTGAACTACGTTCCGCTACGGCATATTAAAATGCCGCAATGTAGGATTTTTATCTTGTAAGCAACTCTTACAAGTTGCCAGTAATTTAAAATTTTGTTTAGCTATACTGGATGCTCCGATTTCTCACTCTGGTGCTCTGCGTCGCTATCCAGATTGAGTAAATCTCCGGTGCTGTCCGGTTCCTTTGATTTTGTTATATGTATTCTTTCCTCTGCACAAATGATAGGCAGATGAAAGCAAATACCGAATATTGGACTATAAAACATTCTGTTACCTCCACATCAGAAACATGTTCAGCAACAGCAACATCACAAGTACCCATAATGCAATTGCTGTTTCTTTGTCTTTTGATTCTCTGCCAGATACAAATAGTATCAGCATAAAAATAACATCCAGCGTCGATATAATCGTTTTAATAATTACCATGGTTGTTTTCCTCTCACAAGTTTCTTTAGCAGGATTCGAACCTGCGAATACTGGAATCAAAATCCAGTGCCTTACCGCTTGGCGATAGCGCTATATTAACACTACTTTTCCGGCATGTAATAGACCATGTTATCAAATACAGTTATTCCCATACAAGGATCATCCATCTTGACGCATCTAATCGGTGCATTTTGAGATGCTGCAACTAATGCAGAAACTTGTTTCTCGTCCATATTTGTGCAAACTACCTGTACAGGCGCATATGCTTTATGCATGTCCATAAATACTTCTGCTGCTCGTTCTGGTGTAGCATATTTCCCAATGGCAAAAGTTCTTCCATCAAAAGTAGCGCTTATGCATTCATAGTTTGTTCTAAATTCGGTCCGGTCAAAATCAAGCGAAACGTCTTTGCTTTGTGATACTACTCTCATACTTTTCCATCCAATCTCTTTTTGTTTTTGAGGATATTTAAAGGACTTAGTAGTGCTGATTTTCTCAACCTATCAAACCCCCTCCCCCTCCATGCCGAATCATGCTTTGAACATTGATAAATTGTTTGAATTGTTCGTACAATTCTCTGTTTGTGTTCTAACTATTCGTTAAACCTAAGTTTCTTAAACTGTTTAAACGAAAGTATGCGGCTCAAGGTGCTTAAACACTGGGCTTTAAATTGTTTGAATTGTCTATCACGATTTCACCATTATCTGGGCTTGAATTGTCAAAGTTGTCCGGCAATCTCGCACAATTCCCGCCTCCCAGTTTTGGGAGCTCCGAAGCTGTCAATGCTCTTGCTCTGGCTCCCTGGTCTCTTACGCCGGGCATATTAAAGCCGCAATACTTGTTGAGTGACGGCATGTAGTTCATTGGATTTCCTTTGCCGGAAACTTGTAAACCTACCAAACTTTCCTCACGCATTTCGTCAAGTTTTTTGCAAATGTCGGAACCTGAAGAGCCTAGCTGCACGCCATTAACCCACCCATTTAACGTATCTCTATGTATTCCGGTAAAGAATGTAAACCCAACAATATTCACTACTTTCTCGTAGTCATTACACAGGTCTATATATATATCTAATACCTCGTTAACCTTATCTGTATCATAGGCATTATTAATATTATTATCATCCTTTAAGTACTTTGGATTAACTTTAAACACATGTTCATAAATATATTTACAGCAGTTATACCATCTATTCTGCGATACTTTACACATGTCCTCAATGCTTCTCTCTTCCATCCAGAGATTTATATACATGTCAATGTCATCTTTAAAAACATCAACTGTATTATTTACTTCCTGCATTTCAACTGCTGACATGTTATATATCTCCTCTCTCCAGTACTGGAATACTTAAAATAAAAAATGCAACTGATACAATCAGATCATGATGATCTCGACTGTACCGGCTGCATGAAGTCCGTTTCTTTCGGGACCTCGACGGATCAGCTCCGCCCGTTGCCCGAATGCGTTTTTAATTTAATAAAACAATATCATTCTATCATTTTCTTGTCAAGATATATTTTAAAATTAAATTTTAAGCCTGTATATTATATATTATTTATATAAATATACTGCTTTGTTTATAATATATATTTTTAATATTACAAGAGAGAATATAATCTTTCTCTAACTCTAGTGTCTTACTCTACGTTGCAAAAATGTTGCAATTTGTTGCAGAGGTGTTGCATTGCAACAAAACTAATACTATTCTATCATTTTACCTTGTCCGTAATAAAATTATTATACTTGAAATTTCGTGAAAATCTAACAAAGAATTTCTACGTTTTGCACAAAAAAGACGGCTGTATTTCAAGCCGCCTAAATCTTATTATTCAACCTCAAATCCTATAAGCTGCCACTGATCCGGTTCTCCATCCTCGTCGTATGAAGTCGGTTCCTGAACCTCTTTTACTCTAAAACCTGGTGTGTTTTTATCCAGTGCCGTGCCTGTGCTGTCACACTTCCATGCTTCCATTGTCTCGCCGTTACTGGTATCGTGATCTACTGCGATCATTCCTAACTCTTCAACCTTGAAAATTTCTACTGCAAAATGTCCTTCCATCTGTCCTAACTCTTTTAAAATCTTTAACATAGCTTTTTCCTCTTTTCTTTCTTCTCTGGATGTGCTATATTCAAATAGCACACATTTCACTTGGTATGGTTTTTGTGTGTCGGGCTGGATTTTCTCCAGCCCTTTCTTTTAATTGTCTTCAATTCCTTTTTGAGTATCATCGATCAGCTGATCGACCATCTTTTCCGCTTTTTCATAATCCTTAGATTTTAAAACTTCCTTTAAATCTTTCAGATCCTGCAAAAGTCTTCTTAAGTAACTTTTAAATACACTCATATCTTCGCTCATTTTTCTCCTTTCCGGCTTTCGCCTATTGCCTTTCGACAATATTATAATACACCTTTGTGTATTGTTTGTCAATACATAAAATACATTTTTGTGTATTTATTTTATATACTCTAAAATATCACACGGTTGACAATTCAGTCGATCGCATAAATACATGATCGTATCAACACTGACATTTTGATTTTTTACAAGACGATTAACCAGTGTTGGGGATAAATTAAACTTCTCCTTATCTTTCAAGTCTGTTTTTTTAATCCCTCTTCTTTCCAGTGTCTCCCATAATCTTCTATATGAAATAGACCCGCTATAAACGTTCTTTCTTTTTTCTACTGTCTCCGTCATATGGTGTACTCCTTTCTTTTCTATTATAAATGAATAATACATCATTGTGTATTCATTGTCAATCTTTATTGTTTTGTACATCTTTGTGTATTTTGCATATTATGTTAGTACATCTTTGTGTATTTTGCATATTGATTAAAAGTACATCTTTGTGTATTATAATCTCAACAGGAAAACAAAGAACACAAAAACAGGAGGGAACGATCATGAAAGCTAAAATTAAAATTGAGGGAAAGATAAATGATACTTACACTTTTCAGCAACCAGAAGAGGGAAATATCCTTGACGAGCTGGAGGCGATCATCGAAGAAATGAAAGCCGGAAGAATTGATAAAGTAGAAATTGAGAGGGAGGCGTAAACATGAGAACGTACGAACAGGATTTAAAAGAACTTAATATTTCAGCAGAAGAATTTGATAACATAATTTCACACATTTACGATAAAACAGCCGATGAAATGGCGGTGCTTGCTAAGGCGATTAAAAGCGGCGCGGCTGTTCTCCCGACTGTAAAAAGAGCATTTGAGCGCGTTCTTGCAATTAGACAGGCGGAAAGACAAGAAGCATATAACATTTATTATAACGATTTAAATACTATGTGTTATAGCTGTAAAAAATGCGGTATAAGTTGTAACGGTACAATTTGTAAAACTTGGACTGGTTGCGCAATGAAAAATTAAGTCGAAACGGCGGAAGCTGCCGCCGTCTGCAGGAACTGCCCTACCTGCACCGATGAGACAGGGCGCATGATGAAAGGATGGTTGATTTTATGAAGATGATGACACTTGAAGAAGCGAAAGAATACACACGCCAAAAACTGGCGCCATATTATGACCCTGAAAAAATAGAAAATATAGTTAATCAATATGTTTCCGTGGCGCGTCCGGGTGTTGTCTTAGTTAGAAATAAAAATGTAGGACTTATGGAACTGTATCTATAATTAGCCGCCGCAGAGAATGCACGCCGGAACCACTGCCGGCGGCGGTTCTACCCGTAAGGGAATATTATTTTTTTAGGAGGATTTATAAATGACTTATCCGAACGGAGCACAGACAGTTTTTCAAGTCACATGCATGGGAAGTGTTTATAGCGTTGAAGATGGATTTTTCAGAAATGACGGCAAAGGAACGGACTTTAAAACGTTCGACGATGCTTGGGAAGTTTTCAAAACGCTTCCAGAATGGGAGCAAAATGCTGCGGAAATAGAGGAATTTTAAGCCGGAATCATCCCGGCTTTTTCCAGTGTCCGGATATATTGCAACTTGACAAGATATACGCCCGGTCATATAATGCGCTTAAGTGAACACGTATAAGCCATTTTAAGGCTTGCGCAAGGCTATGCAGTGCTTTTATATATTTACAACGCGAAACGTCTGTAAATCGTTTTTACGACGTTGCAAGCCTGTAAACACTGTGTTCATCTTGCCGCGTTGGCATCCGGCAGCATGTCAGACAATGCCGGCCTGCTGATCACAGCGATGTGCACTATCCCGGCAGCCCGCCGGGGTGTGAAAATTCTGATTTCTGATCTCAAAATCGAGCCGTTTTCCAAGAAGAAAAAATTCAAAAGTTGAAAAATGAGATTCCAACTGCGAAAAGACAATATGCACAGTAAATTATTATGCGTCATTTCACAACTTGTGAAATTTGACTAATTCGCTCTCTTCTCTTTCTCTGGCTATCAGTCTGTTTCTGTTTTTTCTGTGATTTTGTTGTTCTTGTTCCCATTCGAAAATTCCTCATTCACTTTCTGGTTGCGTGATTTGTAATTTACAATCTTTACATCTGTGTTCAATTCATCCGGCATCTTCCCGACGATCAACACTGTATGCGGTTGCAGCCTGTCTGTCATTACTTTGAATCCCTCGCAAAACTCAATCCGAGCTGCCTTTGCCCGCACTCTTCCATTTGTGCATACAGCAATCACACCACCCTTACTGTACCCGGCAAAACAAAGATCATAATTGTCTTTGTCCGGGATGCCTACGGACGGTATAACACGGATCCCGTTCAGCAGCATATAATGTGCAAGCGCATGGTTCCGGTACACGTTATATAGATTCAAAGCAAACGGCATACCACAATCGCCTGTAGCAATACTAAAATCCGGCATACAGACCGAATGGAAACACTTCAAGTGTTCCATGTATTTATCCGGGTTATTCCACAGTCTTTGAAACTTTGAATCGTCAATATAAAAATTCACATTTAATTTTCTATGCTCTTTTATCTTTTGTGAAAAGCTCTCTCCAAAATCTATGGAGTCCTCCGGCAAATAATCCAAGCTGCATGCCGGGACAATCGGGATCTGATATTTTTCATCAAGCTCCGCTCCATAGATCATATATTCTTTCATAACATCAAAAGATGTATGACATCCATTGTACAATACTATCACCCCAAAAACATTTTACTATTTTTCTTCTTGACAAACAACTTCTTTTGTGAAAAGCAAAGAACGTGCGGCGTAATCACTTCTGCTTAGTTCATTTATCAGCTTTTCCCTTGTCATTTCCGGGTTTGTTCTGTGAATATACCGCAGCAATTCATCTATTTTGTCCACTATGCTGCCCTCCAATCAATGTTTGACATCAGATCATCCAAAAGATAGATCAAATCAGTACCGTACAGGCTGATCCAGTCCGCAAGATACTCTTCCTGCTCAATCGGCATATGAATGTTATAGGAAAAGCAAAAACAATGACATAACTCATGAGCCAGTATTTTGCGCAAATAGCCATTTTTCGGTTTATCTGAAACATATATTATCCTATCATTCCAATCTGTCACAGCAAGGCTGGTAGAGCCATCAGAGCGCATCAGTTTACTGCTTGCGCCACGGACAAATTCTATTTTCCATTCAATACCATTTATCACAAACATATTTACCTCCAAAAAAAGAAACCACCAGCCAAATATCAGCCAGTGATTTCTAAATTTAAAGTTATTCTTCTTGCTCTTCAACCAACAAATAATTAATGTACCTTGTTGCTGTTCCAGCAAGTTCTTTGCTGTAGTCTAGCAAGTCCATCTTGTACTCCGGTTTATGCCCATATGTGACTGTATAGAACTTTTCCACAAGTTCTAAGTTATGTAAGTCAGACAATTCCACAAGAATTTTGTGATATAAAAATTTTCTCGTCCATCCGAACCGGTCACAGATAATTTTGAGTTTCCAGTTATTTTTATTAAACCATTTACCACTCTCTATCTTTTTTACGATGCTCCAGTGTGAAAACGGGTCTTTCTCCGGAATTTCAGCCTGCGGATTTTTCAAAGCCTGTTCCATGTCGTGAAAGCGATTGATGTATTGAGCTGTGAAAGCCGTTCCCTTAACTCCGGTCAGCTTGTGGGCGATAAATTCGCATCCTTTCTTGGTAATGTCATAGCATGGGCGTTCTTTTCCTTGCTCGTCCTTATAGGTGCTTTCTCTGAAGAAATCAGCCAACGCAATTTTGCGTTCGCTAACCAATCCATTATTGGCTTCGTTGATTTGCTTACAATAACGGTTGATGTCACGCATCAAATCACAATGCCTTTTCCCTACCATTCCCGCAACTTCCATACTGGTTAACGTCTGTTCTAATTGTTTCATATGAATATTGTTCATCAGCAAATCCCCCATTTCTTCTTAAATGAAAGTATCGTGCTCAAAATAAACTGTAAAAACTTCTCGTCCTGTATGCTCTGGATTTCCGTTATCAGCTGTTCTTTCATCTCGCACCGCCTTTCTTGTCGGATGCAAGGTTACTTGTAAAAATCCACACACATCTTAAAAAGTGTTCGCTAAGTACATTCAGATTTTTGGTAATTTCTTCAATATACATTTCTCTCATAGATTTTTCCTGCCTTTCAATTTTTTCTTGAAAAGAGATCCTCTCTATGATAAAATATTTCACAGAGAGTTATCTCGGTTGATAAGAAGTTGTTTTCGTTGGTAGCGTGGCAACTTCTTATTTTTTTTGACCTTTTAGCTTTTCAATCCCCGCCCTTATAAGTTCTAATATGGAATATCCACTTTCTGATGAAAATTTCATAATTTCATCTTTTTCTTGCTTCGATACTCGAACATAAAGTCTTTCATTCATAGGATTGTCAACTTTAGGTCTGCCTGTGCGTGGAGACATTCTCAGCACCTTCTTTCTGTACGCACATTTAATATATAATAGTACGCACAAAAAGTCAATACCTTTTTGAAAAATTTCCAAATCCACAAATCACTAGCTGATATTCAGTTGTCAATGTTCAAACAAACAGGGGCATTTCTGCCCCTGCCATTACATTTTGGAAACAAGCGTTGACAGCTTGCTTTTTGTCATTGTGCGCTCTTCCGGCGTCATGTCGGAGATAAGTTCCGCCATATCCTCCGAAAGCTCTTTCATGTATTTTTCAAGGTCATGCATCTTTGCGTCCTTGTCCTCCGGCGTATTGCCTTTGTGAAGCTCTTTGCTTTCCATGTAGCTTCTGCGGCTCATTCCGCTTTTACCCTCTCTGCGGTCACGCATACCGCCATCTGCCGCAATTGTAGGCTCTGTGTAATACATTTTGCCAGAGTGACGATCCATATCACGGTCGTGTTCCATTTCCCGGTACATTTCCGGTGTCATGTGCCAGTACGGAGGTTCTTCATATCCGCGGCGCGTACCTCTTCCCTTTGGCGCGAATCTGCCGTCTGCATACCGGTAACGGTCATAATACCGTCTGCCGTCTCCGTAACGCTCAAACATATCAAGAACCTGCTCTGGGTCTGATTCGTCCATTGATTTTGTAAGCGTCCGGTAATACATGGCTTCCGCAAGGTCTTTAAGCATGTCCGTGACTTTTCCCATCTCTTCTGTATCTACACATTCGATACCTTTTGCAAACTCACACTCTGCGCTTTCAGACAGTTTTTCGATCATTTCGTGCATTCTCTTAATATCCATAAAACCGCCCTCCTTACGCTTCCCGGACTGCAATTAAATTGCTGTTCTGAACTTCGATTGACTGCGTAGACGTATTCTGTACCGCTACCGTAACACAACAACCGCGAGGAACGTCCACATATGCCTGCGCCGAAACGTTAAAGAAGTTTTCAACTGCCGCCGGTGTAACAATCATTCGAGTTGGCTGCAACGGTTCTCCGTCAATTGCAATAGCCAGTGAAATAGCTTCAACTGTGCCACCGGTAGGAATTTGAATGTTCCCGGAATAAGATACCAAAAATCTTGCCCGGCACTGATTTGTAAGTCCTCTCAATTTAACAATGCCGCTTCCCTGTCTATGAACAATACATTTTGTTGCGCTTGCCGGAGTTTCTGTAAATGCCACATCTTCTCCCTGCGCAACAGTTTGAATTGCAATTCCTGTAAATTCTGCCATAATTATTTACCTCTCTTTCAAAAATAAGGGCAAACATTATAGTCTGCCCTTTGTGTTTATAAGCAATACTGCACAGCAGACATAATCGAGTTAAACTCAATTAAGATACTCAATTATTCAATTTTGTGTAGCAGCTACTTTTAGCAGCTACATCCTGTGTTGCATCCACAGCCATACGCATAAGCGTTAGGATTTGGAACAACATATGCCGGGATTGCAGCCGGATTTACAGCGTTGATGATCTGCTGTGTCTGCGCTGACATTGCAGTAGTGAGCAATGCAGACTGGCGATCCTGTGATGCGGCTCTTCTTAAGTCATTATTTTCTGCCTGTAAGGAAGAAATCTTTTCCTGACACAGGTAATCAAGGATTGCCCTTGTTCCTGCCTGCTGGCTGTCGATAATGTCTCTGGTGTTGCTGTTCATGGTGTTCTGTAATGCGCAAGTGTTCTGCGCCATATTGTAGTTCACACCCTGGATAGCTTCCCTGGTCTCGCAGCAGCAATTAGCCAACTGGGACTGTAAAGCATTCTGCGCCTGCATAAGTGTCACGTTTGTGGTATTAAATCCCTGCTGTGTCTGGTAGCCAAGGTTGCAGATTGCATTGTCTACACCATGGAAACCGTTCATAACGGCGGTATTCTGTGCGTAAAATCCATCACAGAGACCATTTGTGATACCATCTAACTTTCCGATGATAGCCTGCGTGTCAAAACCACGCTGAATTGCAGAGTCGGTGTATGCAGATGCTGTCGCTCCCATACCTCCGTTTCCTCCCCAGCCATTGCCGCCAAAGCCGCCCCAGCCAAAGATCATAGCGAAGATAATGATAGCCCACCAGCCATCGCCGCCCCACATACCATCATTGTTTCTTCCGTTTCCTGTCACTGCTGCAATATCAGCAAGACTAGGCATTGCATTTCCATTAAACATTTTGTTTACCTCCATCTGATCTATTTACAAATGGGATAACCGGTTATTTTGCGCGCACCCCAAAATGTACTAATGATTAAACATACTCATAACTTTCTGTTTTGCTTCATCTACCGTAATTCCTCTTTCTTTACAGAGATTCTCTGCCATTGTCTTAAGTCCACCTGTATCTCCGCTTTGATACATTTGCATGGCATTTTTTGCCATAGGATTGTTTTGAACCTGCGGAGAATTCATCATTTGATTTAACAATAATTGTGCCGGATTCATTCTGGATCACTCTCCTTTTTTACCTGTGAAGTTTTTCTTTGACTGCTTGGAATTTTATCTAATCGGTTTTCTATCTGTTCAATCTTCCCAAAAAGTTCATCAAACTTCTGCATAAATGCACCTGTGCACTCGTCTGATAGGTCAAATTTCAATTTTTCAGTATCATGCGATAAATTGCTAACAGTATCATGCGAAACTGGCTTAAAAACGATTGTGCGAATTGTTCCATCTGCGTTCCAACTTTTAGCGTATATTTCTGTCATATCCTGTTTTGGGAAAAATGCAACGCTGCCATCCATTGGCACATCATTGGCAGTGATGTTTTCTACCGCCGGAACTACTTTTCCATTTATGCCAAAAGTTTGAACCGGGATCTGCTGCTGAATTTGCTGCGGTGCCTGCATATAATTTTGTGTATTATCAATGCGTGGCTGATTCATATACGGATTGTATGCGTACTGCTGCCCGTATTGCTGCATCTGCTGATTATAAATCGGATTCTGGTATGCTCCGCTCATATTCATCCTGTTTGACCTCCTCTAAAACATCTTCTATTGCGTGTATGATAGACGACTGCGTTGACAAGTCCAAGGACTGTAACTCTTTTCTGGCAAAAATTTTTTCAAGAACTTCATCTGAAAACACCACCATCCCTCCCTTTGATTATATTTTTGCATAAAAAAAGGCGGCAAAACCGTCACGATTCCGACAGTTTGCCGTCAAAAAATACAAAAAAAAGAACGCATTAAGCGTCCATACATCCGTTCGTGTTACCTTTAGTGTTACCTTTGATTTTGACCTTTAGAAAAGACACCATTCAAAAACTCCTTTCTTTCAGTAAAATCAAGGCTTCACAAGGTTTTCTTAAATAAAAATAAAGTAGCGGAAGGGAGATTCGAACTCGGTATCAATTCTCTCAAACCCGCATAAATACTGAATTTCTTTATCTCCAAAGGTGTTACCTCGTGTTACCTTTTACATTGATAATGCTTTTGCAATATATTCCTGCATTTCACTCTCTGTCTTGTTATTAAAATAGTAATGATCGAGAGTTGTTCTGATATCTGTATGCCCCATTTGTGTTTTTATTACCGATTCTGGAACATTTCCATCTATCAACTTTGTTGCATATGTCTTTCTTGCCTTGTGAATTGAACGTTCACCAATTCCTATTCTATCACATATCACATATAGCCGCCTTGTAAATACCTGACCTTTTATTCGTTTACCGTTTTTCATAAAAATATATTGCCCAAATGGATTGAGCATTTTTATTTTTCTCATAAGTTCTTTGGTATCTGCGGTAATTATAACATCTCTAAACCCGGCATCACTTTTAGGAAAATTTTGAACATCAAATACATATTTGCCATTATCATCTCTATATCTTATTTCTGTCTTTGATATATGTATCTTATTTTCTCCGACATCAGACCATGAGAGGGTAGATATTTCCCCAACTCTCAATCCTGTTTTAAATGCCAAAATAATGCCAAGTTCTATCAATGTAGGCTCATCTTCCATTACAAATCGTTCAATTAAAAGTTCCTCATCCTTAGAAAATACCAATTCGCAGTCTGACTTATGGTTCTTTTTAAATGACTTTTCCGAAATTTCCAAATCACCCATAAAACTGGTTATGCTCAGGCTGGTATAATGTTTTTTCTTTGCATATTTGAAAATTCCGTTAATCAATATCCGCATATCAGAATAAGCTTTTTGCGTAAGTTCCAGTTTTGAAATAGCTGTTTTTATGAATGATTCCAATATTTCTTCATCAATGTACCGGATTTTTCTATTTGCAATCGGCAAATACTTATTTTCAAAAAATCTTTTAAAATTTGTCTCGTACTTGTCCTTTGTCTGTCTTGTTATTTCACCATATTCAAGTTTTTCAGAAATCCAATTAGAATATACCTGAATAACTGTAGGTTCATCCTCCTTAGCTTTATAGAACTTTACTATTTCATCTTCAATTGCTTTTTCAGATGTTCTCTTTACAAGTCTCTTTCCTCTCTTATTATCTTCATCTGGCAAATATGTGTAAAACTTTCCATCTTTTCCTTGCCAAATGCTGTAAGTGTGTTTTTCAATAAATTTTTTCCTTTCGTTCATTTCAATTTTTTTCTGAATGGTGTCTATGTTGATAATACCATTTTCGATGGCAATATTCAACAACTCACTATTTGAAAGATTTCCCGTTTAACTCACCTTCTAACTTTTTTACTTTCTGTTTAATATCAAAAATTCTTCTTTCCACTGTTCTTGTTGATACGCATAGTCTCATGGCTATTTCTTTTGAAATAAGTCCACGGGCAAGAAGATAAAATATTTCTTCTTCCTGCTCCGTGAAATTGGCGTTTTCAATAATTGTTTCAAGCTCTGGCTTAGTCAGTTTTGAAAACTTCATAAGCCACTATCCTCCAATATTTTATTCTTCTCCCTGCCAGATCTTCGGTGTACCATCAGCATTGAGCATAACGGTAAGACCGCCGCCCGTACTTATTGTGATATATAAATACATCACTCCTGTGTCATTATCTGCATAAATAAGATATTCTTGTCCACTTCCCACCAGTACCATTGTGTTTTCCTGTCCCGCACTGACATTTGCTGTATCACTGCATCCGGCAATCAGAAGTGTTGCTGTTATGATGGCTGTTATAAGTTTCTTTCGCACTGCATTAGTCCTCCGTATTTTCCTCATATTCCTCTTTGCTGATGGTCCTGATGCATTCCTCACTCACGCCTAAACTTTTCGCCATGTTTGCAATGGCTCTTTTCACATAGTCGTATGCACTTTCTTCAAAAATCCTTGGCTTTTCTTCTGTGACTGTAAAACCTATATTCTGCTCTGTATATCCAACGGAACCCTCTCCGCCAAACATTTCTGAATCCTTAATTTCAAAGTATAATGATATTCTGATTTTCATTTCATTCATTGTTTTTCCTCATCTTCTGCTGTCTGTATCATGGCAGCACCTCCACAAAATTTAAGGTTTACGCAAACCGGAGCTGTCCGGTCTGCTCTGCTTCTATCTGCATATTTGGCATACGTTCCGCTACGCACAGTTCCGAAAGATTTGCTCTGACCAGTGCTGCCGGTATCGGTGGACACACAGCATTGCCGCAGCGGCGCACCTGTTCACTTCTTGGATATGTCTTTCCGGTATAATCATGGTCGATTATATAATCATCCGGGAATCCTTGACATCCGTATAGTTCTCGTGGTTCCAACATCCGCAGCCCAATATCTACGATTTGATAATCGACACCCTCTATCGTAACCAATCCGAATCTATCCCTGGCTGTCACAGTATCAAGCGGCTGTTCTATATCCTGCCCTGTTCCCTGTCCATAGTATTTAATCAGAAACGCTCTGACCTCTCCAAAGTGTCCGTCACCAGCCGTGATCGTTGGTAATGGCTGTCTGATATCTTTTCCGTCACAATGATTGTTCATCTGAATCAGATTTGCAGTAACAACGCTGTTATGATCCCATGATGTAACAGTTGGCAGTGGATTTTCTATACTATCTCCTGCGCCCTTATAGCCACCGTCATAATATTTGTGCAAAAACGATGTAACCAATCCGTACCTGTTCGAGCCATCCACAGTCATAATCGGATCTTTTATGGTCTGCCCCCGGACTTCTCCCTGTGCTGTCTCGGAATGGTACTGGATCAATGTTGGACTAATAAGACAATGTTCATTTTTGCTTACAATCGTTGTGAGCGGCTCCCTCACATCCTTACTCCGATCCTTTGTGAACCCGGTCTGCCCGATCTGTACCATGTATGGCTCCACAATCCCGTAACCATGCTTTCCGGTGATTGTAGGCATCGGCTCTCGGATGTCGTTCGGTCTGCGCTCACCTCCGTGATTGCACTGAATGATAAATGGTTCTGGATTATCAAGAACGAACTTTTTCAGTCCTCTTGCAATCCGGTCCATTGTTTTCTTTGCCAGCGGACGAACCGCCCGGATGCCGTACTTTTCTTTTATTTCTTCCGATGTGTCAAAAATGCTCGGACATGGCCGGCTGAAATCAATCTGTGTGTATGCTCCAACATATGGCTTTAACAGTCCAGCTTTTACTGCTTCGCTGTCTGCCTGTCCGTGTGTTGGCTCTGGCCATACAATCGGCTTGCCGTCGCACCTGGCGATCATGAAAAATCTCTTTCGCATGGTCGGTGCACCATAATCGGCAGCAATCAGTTCTTTAAATTCTACAATGTACCCCAGATCATTTAGCTGCTGTACAAATTTTTCAAATGTTTTTCCCTGCTTTGCCTTGATCGGATGGTGCCCTCTGTTCAACGGTCCCCATGTTTTAAACTCTTCCACATTTTCCAACATGATCACCCGTGGTCTTACAAGTCCAGCCCATCGTAATGCTACCCATGCAAGACCACGAATGTTTTTATCCTTTGGTTTCCCGCCTTTCGCCTTGCTGAAATGCTTACAGTCTGGCGAGAACCAGGCAAGTCCGACCGGATGCCCGTTACATGCCTTTACCGGATCGACCGCCCAGACGTTTTCACAGTAATGCTTCGTGTTCGGATGGTTCGCCTTATGCATCTTTATAGCTTCCGGATCATGGTTGATGGCTATATCTACACTATAGCCTGTTGCCAACTCAATTCCAGTGGATGCACCACCCCCGCCGGCAAAATTGTCAACTATCAATTCTCCGTTAATCATGGCATCACCTCCGGCATAAAATCAGATAATCGCATTTGTGCCATTTCTGCATCTAATCTCTTTTTGGACAAATCATAATAATGCTTGTCCAGTTCAAAGCCAACATATGGATGGTTGGTTCTGTAGCAGGCTATCAAACTACTAGCACTTCCTACATGTGTGTCAAGGATAATGTCTCCGGGCTTTGCATAGCTATTCAGAAGCCATTCATATAGTGCCACTGGTTTTTGTGTAGGATGAATACGGTTTTCTTTGTGTTTCATATTTTGCTGAAGCATTCCGTGCCACCTATATTTAATCTTCCTTACTGCAGTACTGAACGAAGTCCATGCAAGTTCACAATCAGCAAAATCATTATTTCCATTATCTTTATCCCAAACAATCCAACAACTACTATTAAACGGCATTTTGCTTATAAAATGATTTGCTCCCCAAATAATCTGATTTTTTGACACTCTAAACAGTTCATTGAAATATTTTTCGTTTGGTGGTTTTATATCCATTCCGCTAAAACTCTTGTAATCTTTTGCTTTTGCTAGGTTACTTCTTGTATGGTTTTTATCTCCATTTTCTCCAATCCCATACGGTGGATCTACAATCGCAAGGTCAAAGTAACCATCCGGGAACTCTTTCATCCCATCCATACAATCCATGTTGTAATATCCAAAATCCATTACGGCATCACCTCCGGAAAATCCTCGATTTGCATCTGTCCTTCCAGATCATCCGCAGACTTTTCATCCTCTTCGCAAGCGGATATCATTTCTGCATCCATATCAACTTCTTTTCCAACCTCAATACAGAATACTGGTTGTCCAAGATCTTTAACACAAAATGTTCCTGTTATTTCATATCTCTTTCTTTTTCTCGGATTTGCCAAAATAACACTTATTGGTGCATCATCCGGGAATGTATTCAAGTATTCTTTTAATTCACTATTTTTCATTTTCTTCAAAAGGAACCCGGCGCGCCTTCCCGGGAAGCTCCACTCCTTTCTTGTTTTACTTTAAAATCTCATCTAAACAGGCGTTCCAGCCCTCCCGGTGCAATGTTCTGTCAATACTCTCATAACCAGATTTCAACTCTGGTATCTTCTCCGGCAACTCCCGGAGGGGACACCAATCCGGCTTTGCTTCTTCACTATTTAATGAAAGCTCTTCAACGCCAGTTGCATAACACTCGTCATCTTTTGAGTTCCAAAACTTACACATGGGGCAATCTTCCGGCATATCCATAACCAATACTGCTTTAGCCATCAGTTCACCTCCGCTGCATTTAATTCTTCAAGTTGTCCCTGTAAATCCTTATAATAGTTGATTTGGTCGGTACAGTGCTCTTCCAATATATCAATCATTTCCCTTTTGGCATCCTCTAATGATTCTGCTTGCATAAAATTCATGTGGCCATCAATCACGGACTGCCATCCTATCTCTTCGCCACAATAAACAATGCTTCCTACGGTGATACTGCCATAATAGGCAACGATGTCTATTTGCTTTTCCCAGTCATCTTGTTCTGGGGCAACTTCTTTCCACTTCATTGTACACATACCTCACACTCCTTTCGGCTTTTCACATCGCTCAAATTCGATCACGAAAACGTAAGGATTTGCGTCCCATCCATACCGGTCAAGGTCTGATTTTTTGATGGTACTGTTCCAGATTTTAATAAAATGCTCTCTGGCTGTATATATGCGATCATATTCATTCTCCGGGCTATGGATAAACCCTCTGTTATCTATCGCTCCTTCTGCCTTTGCTCCATCCTCAGTGACATCCTGCAACCGCTCCACCCTCACATCCGTAACCTTAAGCCAGATGCGTGCGGCTTCTTTCGGCATGTGAATGGATGGTTTCCACTTTGTAACATCGGCAATATCATCTTTCTGCCAATCTTCGTAGTAATAGTATCCTTTCGGTGCCTCTTTCCATGTTTCACGAACATACAGGATATCGCCCGTACAGATAGGACAGGTTCTCTCCGCCGTACTTAACTGTTCCATCTGCTCCTTATCAGCAAAGTTATGTACTGCATAAGTTCTCTTGTCGGCATTGTAAAATTCCATATCCGGCACAGTACACTCATTGGCATCTTTGCAAATTCGCCTTGTGCAGGTCTTCCGTCCGTCCAGAATTGCCCGAACCATTTCTGTATTAAATAAAATCGGTTTAATTGCCATCTGCACCACCACCTTTCACGATCTCGATAGCTTTGCCAAATGCTTCATATCTTCCCTGACTTCTCCCGTCATTGTAGATCTGTTCGCCGTCTCCGTATCCGTCATCGTCGCAATCATCTGGTCTGTCCTGCTCTGCTTTCTTCAATTTTCTCAACTGCTCCACAACCTTGTCTACATCATAAGACGTCGGATATTCTTCTAGTAAATACAATACTGCATTTGTATTTACTAAAGTTCCATTGCTTAAAGTAACCGATTTTAAATCTTTCTTTAGTGCATCCGCATCAATCAATCTCATCGTTTGCCCTCCTGTTCCACTTTTTAGTCGCTTCTGTTCCCGTTTCTCCGCTAATGGCTCCTCCACACTCCGTGCATTCAATAAATGCTCCTCCTGTATACACTGGCATCTTGCAAATGATGTGCCTATGTGGCTCAATAACTTCGATTACAGCTTTCCCGCCACAGAACGGGCATGGCTTCAATTTTTCGTTCATTCTTCATCCCCCCAATCTAATCTCTGACCGCAATCACAATATACGGTATCCTCTTCCAATATGTCTCCACAGCAAGGACATCTCCCTATAAGACCGACATAGCTGTCTCCGTCTTTTATCTGGGATATTGATTTCACTTTCTTCGCTGTCTGCTTCTCCACCGCTACCCGGCATTCTTCCGGTGTGCCGATCGCCTTATATTCTTCCCACACCTTAGCATCCTCGTTTGTTAAAAGGCAAAATCCCTCATGCTTCTCCCCTTCAAACACCGTTTCGATAAAGTGGTGCATCAAAAGCGGAATATCTACGTTGGCATGATAACGTTCTTTTAAGTCTTTTTCGATTTTCCGGTATTTCTGTACCTCTTCCAGTGCGTTTATTGCCATTGCATAAGCATTTTCAAAAGATTTCCCCCATGATGTATCACACGGAATCGCTTTTCCAAGTTCGTTACAATCATATTTTAATTCTTCAATTGCTTCATTCTCCGTCATGTTTACACCTCCAACAGTTCCGGATTATCAATCATGTTGCCGATCACTTCAAAATTCTCTGAATCAAAATCATCCAGTTCCTCGTAGTCATCACAGCCCGGCTCATTCGTACACCATCCGTTTTCATGCCACACGACACGCTTTCTCGTCTCATCTTCTGGAAACTCAACGTCGATATGCCCTGAAAGAATATCATTCTCAAAAATCAGCTTTCCGTTCTTATCCTTAAATCCGGTGCACCAACAAATTGTGGATGGATCAATTTTCAGAGCATATAAATCTGATGCGTAACTAGGGACGATATAGTATTTTTCTCTTCCGGTAAATCCATATCGTACCAAACCGCCAATAACCCATTCGTCGTTATCAGTTCGTTTTGCTTTGCATAAATATCTATCTTCCATCCTTTTCCTCCATTTCTTTCAACTTGGCTTCTGCTTCCTCTTGTGATAAAAACCAGGTTTCCTTGTACATTTTTTCTGACAGGATTCGGTCTGTACCATATTCCCGATCTTTGTCACACTCCATGTACCATCCTTTTTCTGTAAAAGTAATAAAGGCTACTTTCTGATGATAAATTTTATTGTTCTCCGGGTGCAGACTTAAAATATTTAATTCATAATTGACTTTGCTAGGAATTAAATATACATCTGAGCCAATTCCACACGGCAACCGCAGAAGTAATCCCTGCTCCTCGGTATCCTCATAACGTTTCAGCTTTTCTCTCAAATCTGCCATTGACCACATATTACGGTAGAACAAGGCAATCAGACCTCGAACATCTGAAAACGGGTCTATCGTTAAATTGTCTAATACTTCCTCGTCAAACTCTGCATCATCTAAAGGAAATCTGCGCTTTTTCAGATAACTCCATCGTATAACGCTCTAACAAAGCCTTGACGCACTGTTTCATGTCTCCAAAATATCCGATTGTTCGAACACTCTCTTTTCGTTGCCGTCCTTATCCTGTCCGGCATATCTCTGTCTCAGGGTGTGATTCAGAGGATCAATCTCCACAAAATATCCATTCTGCAGTTCCACAGTTAACTTGTCCATCAACCATTCCTCCTATATTTCATACGTCTTTCCGATAAAACGCTTGTCAATGTACTTACATTCCCATTCCAAAACACTTGCGATCCCCGTCATAGTTTCATATCCAGTAGCAAGGCAGTTAATCAAATATCTGATTCTCTCATAAACCTGTCTGATCTGATTTCCCGAAAATTTAAACTGTGTTTTAAGGCAGACACCCAACATAGCAAAATAATTAAATACCTGTGCCAGTAAAAACTTATTTGCCTGTATCATGCAGTTCGGTGCAATCTTTCTCTCTACCAGATAAAAGCTCTCACGATACGGAATCTTATTTGTTTCCTTTCGCACGTCAATCTTGCATTTATCTTTCAGATAAAAACCAAGTTCCTCGCCTGTCGTTCCATCCTTTGCATTTTCCACATATGCATCAATGGTCTGCTCAACCTTTATGATTCTTTTGTGTCCGAATCCGAACTTATCATGCAGTGCCTGATATGCCATCATACGGACGTTATAATAGGATTCCTCTATCAGATAATCCGCATTGCTTTGTGCCTTGGCGTGTCTCTGTATTCCGATCAGTTCACTCTTGGAATATCCAAGTGGCTGCATCCGCTTTTTCTTTCTTGCCAGTGCATTACTCATTTGCTCTTCCATCTCCTCTCTACATCCTCAAAATGGCTAAATACAAGACTTTGAACATATTTTGATATATTTGTCCGTGCATATTTTTTAATTAGCATTTCCCCTGCTTCCATCATTCCTTGGAACCACTCATATTCGTTATCAGCTTCATAAAACTGCTGCCGGAATTTATAATAGTCATTAAAAAACTGCCATTCTTCGGAACCTTTTTCAAATTTCTTACTTGCCATAATCATTCACCTTTTAATCAAATGGTGTGCCGCCACATACTTCTCGGAAACCTTCTTTCTGTCGCATCCGTGCTTGAATCTGTTCAATGGTTTCGGTTCGCTCGATGAATCTCATGTGATCACCGTCAAATTGGAGAACTTCTTTTAAATGTGTTCCCTGCCTTTGCTTTTCAATTTTCCATCCCTTATATTGACCATCCTCATCAAGATTCCATAACAAGATAATGTTTGATGCATCCTGCTCAACGTCTCCGGATTCTCTCAATTCTGCCATGGTTGGCTCTTTTGTTTCTCTCATCTCTGATATTCGATTAAGCTGAGACAGTACGATAATTGGCACATGCAGTTCCATAGCCAAGGCTTTGATAGCTTTTGAAATATCTCCGACCTCGGATGCACGGTTACCGAATCTTCGATCAGCCTTGATTAACTGCAAGTAGTCAATCACGATCACATCATATCTTTGGTGCCTGCATTCTGCCCGGATTTCACTTACCGACTTCGCGCCGGTTGAAATAGTGATGCTATACCCGGAAAGTGTTTCATTCGCCTTGTCGAATGCTTCTTTCTCCCCACCAAGAAAAGCCTTTGCCCGGCGAACCCTTGTTAGACCGATTTCAGACATTCGAGAAACGAAACGCTCATACACCTGTGATTCGTTCATTTCAAGGTTATAGTAGCCAATGTTGTAATCCTTTTCTGCCATCTGCCCGATCATTTGCGTAACGATTGCAGACTTTCCAACACCCGGTCTCGCACCTATTACAGTAACGTCTCCGCCTTCCAAGCCACCAAAGCAATCATCCGTTCGATAAAATCCAGTTTTTATCAATCCCTCGCCTACATGCTCATTGAAATAATTCCCTCTATTTTCTGCAACAATCTGCTTCATAGTTTTTGAGTGAACGGTTTTGTTTTCTTGGATTTCTTCGAGTTTCGTGAGAACTTCAGCTATAGAATTGTCAATATCACACGGTCTAAGGCTCACTCTCTGGAAAAGGCTTTTCGTTTCCCTTGCCCGCCAATCCTTAATGACTGCATCCGCATAACTTTTTATTGCCGTTGAGACTGGGGTAACAGATATGCATTCTTTCAATTCGCTTGCAATTATTTCCGGCTCCCATTTGTGGTTTTCAAGTGTCTGAGACAGTGAAACGACATTAATATTTTCTCCGCGATCATACATGGCAAGCATTTCAGCAAAAGCATCTTGGCAAAATTCCGTACTAAACATTTCCGGCTTTAATTTGTTATAAACCTTGTACATGGAATCATTGTCAATCAATACACATCCGATCACTCCAATTTCTGCTTCCGTCAACTGCTCTCACCTCGCTTTCGTTTCTCAACTTGACGAATCCAGTAATCGCAATCCTCTTTCAGCCAATCACCATATTTCGGAATATAACGATAATTTGTATCATCTGGATTCTTCTCTATATAGTCAGTAACATATGCCACTGTAGCCTCATATATCAGCTTTGCAACGGCTTTTCTGTTCGGTTCGATAACTTCTAAAAGCTTGTCCATCCATGCTACCTTGGCAGACGTTAACGACGTTTTCTTTGGATATGCATTGATCGTGTATTCCCATCCCCATTCCGCGTCAAAGTCCAAATCAGATGCAGGCACGCTTTCTTTTGTATTTTCTTTCTCTATCTCTATATCTGTATCTATATCTTTCTCTATATCTATCTCTACATTGCAATTTTGTTGCAAAATGTTGCACTCCGTTGCTCCACTGTTGCATTGCAACGCTTTTTGTGCATTTTCCCTAGATTTACGACTTCTACGAGTGCTTGCCGTCTCGCTTCCTAAGTTATCTTGCACAAAAGGCAACTTGTACTCAATGGAATCTGATGTTTCAAGCAATCCGCAGGAAAGAAGATACTGAATCGTTACTTGAACATTGATTTCGTCCTCGTCAATATCAAGGGCGATCTCTTTGTAAAATTCATCTTCCAATCCGGAATATTCCAGATAGCCACCTTTTTTCAACGACAACAACTGCATCTTAAGATAGATGATCGTATATGTATCGCCACCAGCCATCTTTCGGAGTTTTTTGATTCGTTTGCTATCAAAGAAATCATCCATCAGTTTAAGCCAGTAATACCGCTTATTCTCCGCCATTTTCACTACCTCCAAGCAATTCAATAACCTTTGCCCCAGCATCTTCCGGGCGACAAAATACGAACTCAACGCCATACTTAAGTTGCATTGTCAACATAGCTTTTGCCAATACCTTGCCAGATGTCGGCTTTGTTTTCGGTAGCGGTACATTCAGCAATTTTCCAAGCGTGTGCATATATGCAATATTGTTATACCGGTCCACTCGAGGATTATGCCATGTAGATACATCATTGACGGAATACACCTTGTCTGTATTTTCAATAAGCACATATAACTTAATTCCGTTGTTCTGCGCCAAAATACACTCGTCACGGAATCTCGGATGTGCTCTTCCACAGATGTTCCCAGCAATTTCCTGCATGTCTTTTTTCGTGTCAACGGAAACATCATATGTGCCAAGAAAATCCATCTTTTTAAGTTCCATTTTTCTAGCTGATTTTCTACGGATAACATCCGCTACCTTGTCTGTGGCAATTATGTAATCTCCAACCGGCAATGGTGCACGCAAGACTTCCATATCGTGGCTTTTAAAATATCTATTCTTAAGGATATGTAAGCCCTCTTTCTGTCCTTTATCCTCAATTATTAACACGTATTCTCCTTTCTGGCGGTCACTTTTAGCAACCGCCAAAGGTATCTCATGGCTTTCAATTTAGTTTTGTGATATATTAAATTCCATACCAAAGTCAGATACCGCATAAACTGGTTTCTTTTATGCTTTCACATTGGTGTTTCAACCTATCAAAACGGGCAAAGGTTCATATCAACCTCTAATCCTTTTTCTGCAATATAAACATTTGCTCCATATTTAACTGTTTCTTCTGTCCTTTGTTTGAATAGTGCGGGATCTCCGCTTTTATCTGATAAGTGTATTAGAACGACATTTCGCAATGCCGGATTATCGTTAGTAGAAATAAAGTCAAGTGCCGTTGGTAAGCTCATATGACCTCTTAATCTGTGTTCGTAATTTGGCTCTTCTCGGTTCACAAACTGCATATCATAGTTGGCTTCCACCATGATGTGATTAACACCATTAAATCTCCATCTGACGTATTCCGTGTCTGTTGCATACACCAAGCTGCCAATATCCGGGTGTGTGATGTAAAATCCGTAGCAGGGGCACTCTGAACCGTCTCCGTTGTTGTGTAGCCATCTGCCGGACTTATCCCGGTTTTCAAATGCTCGTATGCTAAAGCTTTCTTTCCCAAACTGTAGGATATTTCCATCTATCAATTTGAACGGCTCCCACACTGGAATACCGGCTCTAACATACTGAAAGAAGTACTGATGATGGTCTGAATGTATGTGGGTTGTGATTACTGCTTTAATCTTTCGCACATTGAAATCCAGTGCTTTCTTAACTTCCATAAACGGCAACCCTGCTTCAATAATTAACGCTTCGCTTTCATTTTCCAGTATGTAGCAATTACCGGATGAACCAGAGCCTAAGGCTTTAAGTTTCATACCTCTTTCACCTCAATTTTCAAATATGTGTTTATTATCGATTATCCAAGGATGTTTCGTGTAGTCTATATGGCTTGCCGCATTTGCAACTGTTTTCCGTAGCATCTTTAAATGTTCCTCACAATGCTTTCTTCCAGATACCGCCGGTCTACCACAGATTATGCACAATCCTTTATCCTCCCGGTACTCCCTTTGGCTTGTGGACTTCTCGCACGAACGCCTCTTTGCCAAACACCTGTTGCATAAAACAGTTCCGCATACTGCATTACGTTTTCCACACTTCACGCATATTCCACTGGACTTATTCATGTAATATCTGGTACGGACTCTTTCTTTCCGTGCTTCTGCCTGTTCCGGTGTTTCCCTTGCAAGTCTCTTAGCTTCTACCTTCGCTTTCTTCTCCCGGCACTCAGCGCACATTTTGTACTGCGTTCCCAATATGCCTTTGTGACATCTGGAGCATATACCAAGAGATACATAAGGGTCTTCCGCTTTTTCTCTCATTCGGCATCCTCCAAAAACCATATTCCTTCCGGTTTTAAAAAGTTGCCCTGAACAATGTTCTTTCTGAATATACTTTCTGCTGTCGGTGCAAGATCCGTAAGTCTCTGTATGCTCTCTTCTATGTTGTCTGCCAGAATATCAATGCCGAATAATGTCTCTGCAGCTTCCGTTTCAGTCATTCCTATTGACAGTTTCCGTTTCAAGATTTCCACAAGGAAATTTCCAGTACCACACGCAGGCTCCAACACTGTTCCTCTCCAACACTCTGCACCACCATTTTCATCTTCCAACATATTGCACATCTTTTGTACCATCCAGCCCGGCGTATAAACTTCTCCAAACTTTTTGACGCGTTCTCGGCTTTTTGTAATTTTTTCTTTCTGCCTATTTTCCATTTCTGTGATAAAACTCACTCCTCACATCAATAATCTGTCTTGTCTGTCCCAACAATGCCCGATTATGCTTTGCCCTCTGCTCATTGTCACAGATAAATTGCTTGCAAATTTCTGGTCGAACCGGATAGATTCTGCATTTCTCGCAACTCTTATCCGTATCAAGAAAAGGGAATGTCATATCATACGTTCTATTCGCAGTGGGAAGAAGATGTTTGCACTCTTTGATATGGTTCTTACGAATATATCTGCGAATGGTATCTACTTCTTTTCTGCTCATTGGTAAAAGATTGGAACAGCAGTTACCGCATTGGCTACATTTCCCATCTTTGCAAAAGTTGTAAATGTTATCTTCCATTCCTTTCTGTACGGATTCTAAAAATGATATAACTTCCATATGCTACTCCAATTCTTCCTCTGCCGGAAACTGAAAGATAGCATTGCTAATGCATTCTATTTTTGACGGCTGATTTTCTGTTTGCACCATAATACCGCATTTCTTTAATCTTTCAAATTTCTTTGCCACATCTTCCGAAACATCAACATTCTGCATTACGATAGGCATACCGATATATGCATATCTAAGCATTTCCATGGCTTTCTTTGCTTTTTCTTCCGTGGAATATTTAGCTGTTATTGAAGTCTCATTGTCTCCGATTGCCTGCATCCGGACAAATGCTGCTTCTTTCGCCCTTGTATCAATAAAAACAATGCTATTTTCGTACGGAAAATCCAATGTGCCGTCCTGTGATATAACTCTCATACATCCACCTCTAATCTTTCATAAAGTCCGGTACGCTTTCGTCATTCTCAACGACTTCTCCGGCTACTTTTTCTGGCTGTGGTTCAACTACTTCGCTCCCGGTCTCAATAACTTCGGATTCAGCTACGACAAATGGCTCTGAATTGGCATTTTCCGCAATTTCTTCCTGCGTCTGCTGATAAGTTTCATCCATCTGCATAAGAGACTGTTTTGCAATAGCATTAAGGTCTTTTGGATGCTTTTTGATTGCATTATTACGCATCTTTCGAACAATCATGGATTCCGATGTATCAAGCCATGCGGCACTCATATATGGTCTTGCAACTTCACAAGCAAGCATATCTTCCAATGTTTTGCATTCAAGAAGAGCCTCTATAATTTCATCTTTCTTAGACTTAATTTCTGCTTTCTGTTTATCGGTCGCCTTGCGCTTATTCTCACAGATGCCGAATGTTTCATTCAAAAGATTGTTGCGTACATGAGCCAAAAGATTTCCTTTCACGCCTTCACGTTCCGCAATCATGTATTCAATCTTTCCACAGTCCATCTCAACCGGATAAACGACACGTATTACTTTCTGCGACAATCCTTTTTCTTCCCATTCTGGCGGAGTAATCTCGACACCTTTATGTTTCGGGTATGTAAATTCATCTCCTTCTTTCACAAGCCATACCGGATAAACCTTTTTAACACCAACACCGAAATTACGGAGAAGTGCATCGTTTCCGTCTCCCTCAATACCCATTTCAACCTCTTTATACCAATTTCCATTAGCATCCTGCTTATTTCTCAACTGGAAATAGCACTCTCTCGGCACGGCATTTGCATTAAGTTTAAGGCTGGAAACCTGCCCGATAACCTGTCTCAAATTAGAACCATTCAGATTTTCCATAGCCGCCTTATTCGATGTAACAAGGTTGTAAATAGCACTCATAGATGCCATAACGCACTGTTTGGAATAATCATCAAAGGCAAGACCATGTTCTGCAAAATCACGCTCCATAAGTCCGGTATACTGATTTGCGTAAAATGAAAGTCTTGTATTCATTTCCTGCTTAACTGCAACTTCCTGTTTCTTTGTTTCTGCCATAATTATTTTTCCTCGCTTTCCATGATGATTTTTAATTTGTTTTCTTCTATTTCAAACTTTTCTTTTGCCGATTTAAGTTCCTTTTCTGCGGCTTCTCTAAACTTTTCCTTTGCATAATCGAAATTCGGCTTTGTAAGGAAAATATTTTCATAATAGCCAGTAATTTTCCCTTCGTCCTCTTTTCTAACAAAGCTCATGCAATTTGGAAAACCTCTTTTCTTATCAACTGGATAATATGTCTTTGGTTTTTCAATCACTTCCACTTCTGTGACGGAGATTCCGTCCGAATTAAGTCCATAAAAATAAAGTTTCACTGCTTTTCCTCGCTTTCCTCACATTTCTTCACAATCGCCACCTTATCAGCGCCGTAGGTTTCCACCCACTTCATATCCACGGTTTCATCTGTAACTGTTAGCTTTGCACCTTTGGCATTTACAACGGTATCTCCGGCTTTTACATCGTCTGATGTAGCAAATATATATGACCGGATCTGGTTTGGATATTTTGCTTTTATGTAATTCATTCTGATACCTCCTCAATCTCTCCATTTTCAATCGTATACCAAGTATCCGGCTTGATATTTTCCCCATCAACCTGCACCATCTTTGCGCCGTTAAGAACCCATGCACTCTGGTTATTTCTGTCATATTCCGTATTATCTTCTGAACCAGTGTATTCCCAGTCTGCAAAAACAAGAAACGAGCCAATAACACCCTTTGCTTTTGATTTGTAACCCCAAGCAACAGCGACCGCATCTTTGTCTTCTGCCGAGGATGCTCCCTTGTATCCGGTTGCCGAGGATGCTCCGCAGTTTCCGGTTGCCGAGGATGCTCCGTAGTCTCCGGTTGCCGAGGATGCTCCCTTGTATCCGGTTGCCGAGGATGCTCCGCAGTTTCCGGTT